AATCTCCAACAATAGTGATCCTGTGACAACGTACCCAACTTTCACCTTGGAGTGTACTTTCTTTATATTTCATTTTTAGTTCCTTTTATTGTTTATTAGTGTCCAGTTGTTGTTGGAACAACCCCTGTTAAGGTTCTATTGATGCGATACCAATATTCGTCAGCACCAGTAGACATAACTGTTATCCCACAAGTCCAACGGTATGTGCCATTATCGTAATACCATCTACCGTGTGCATCCAGTGGTGGAAAGCTCATCCAGCCTATAAAAGTCCCAACATTACCCCCATAATAAAAGTATAAATTTTGGTCCCAATCATCTAAGTAAACATAGAGTTCTTGACCCAGTGAGTAGTACCACGTCCCATTTTGTATGTTAGTTTTACCATGAAAATTGCTGAACGAAATAGTCCCACTTGGCTTACCCGCTAATGTCCGTTCAGCAGCGCCATTCATTGACATTGTTGCTGTAGAAGCTCGACCTAATTCAACATTAATCATTGCCGCTGTTATTGTTCCTGAACTCGGTAACGCCATATTACTTACCTCTCAATTCGTCAATTTCTGCTTTCAGTTCTTTAATAGCTTCGACAAGCAACGGGACTAATCGTTCATATTGAATAGTGAGATAATTATATCCTGTTTGTGAGGTACCATCTCCGACATTATCAAAAGGAGCTAATTTAATTATTTCTGGTAATACCTCCTGAACTTCTTGAGCTATAAGACCAACGTGTTTCTCGTCTGTTTTATATCCAGCTAATTCATTAGCTTTCTCATTCCAATTATAATAAACCCCATTCAAAGTTAATACTTTTTCAAGAGCAGATTCAATATTATTTATATTTGTTTTAAGTCTTTTGTCAGAAGCGTAGGCTGTAATATTATCCATAGCATTTAATGTATTAACATAAACATTCGCGTTCCAATTTCGTCTAACCGGGTCAACGTTTGGATTTAATGTTCCAGCATAAATAGCTCCAGTGACTCTTGATGACCCGGTCACATCAAAATAACTACCCACCTCTGACACAATAAGAGCGGAAGTATTTGTAGTCCCAGTAAATGTTTTATTACCAGCAATACTTTGATTACCAGTTGTATATACTCCATTTGTTACAGTCCCAGCATTACCTGAAATACTACCAGTAATGGTACTATTAAACGTCTTAACACCTGCGAATGTTTGTGCTCCAGTAGTGACAACCCCTGAGTTAGAAGCAGTAGCGATAGGTAATGTTGCGTTAGTACCAGTCGAAGATGTTACAATAGGACCGCCAATTGTGCCAGCGGTAATACCTAAATTAGTTGCTATATGGGGAGCAGTATTAGTAATAGTCAAAGTACCAGATGAAGTAATTGGTGAACCGGTTACTGAAATACCTGTTCCAGAAGAAGCAGCAACAGAAGTTACAGTACCTTGCGGAGGATTAATCCAAGATCCGTCGCCTCTTAAGAAGTTTGTTGTGCTACCATTAGTGCTGATAGCCGCTAAGTTACCACTATCAGAAATATTAGCGAGTGTATGAGTATGGGAAGGTAAATCTCCAGCAGCTAACGTTTTCGAACCAACGGCAGTAACGTGACCTAAACTATTGACTGTTATGCTACTTAATACAAGGCCAGTAGTCGCTGTTATTGTGCTGTTGGCACCACCAGTAGGGTGAGTATAGTTATTAGCACTCGTTGCAATTCCATCAAGTTTTGTTTTATCTCCACTACTCATAAATCCATTAACAGAAGTCGTTGCCGCATTATGGAGAGTGCCACCGCCTCTATTACCGTGTGAAGTATCGTTGATACGATTAGCCGGTATTGTGCCCGAAGTTAATTGGCTAGCATCGAAGTCTCGGATCGAATTCTGGAGCGACTTAAAGTTTCCATCAATTTCAGCATTTGTTAACGGCGATCCCTTAGCAATATCACTTCCAGGAACAGCAGGACTTGTGTTAATACGAAAAATTATATTTGACATTGATTATCCTATTTTTTCTAAAAGTTGATTAAGCAAAGTTTTTATCTCCGAAACTTCTTGTTTGAGGTCTTTAACTTCTTGTCTATTTATGTTAAATTCTTCCATTAACATTCGCTTCTTTCTATGACTCAAAAGAGCGTCTTTATCGGTAACCAGAATTGCTTTAGAGTGAGGGTCCCTTACGAGACCCTCCTCATTTTGAACTTTAATCATCTAATGCTATTACTCTTAAGTCCCTGATCTGGGGAACATTGGTTGTATTTTCATTAGCTAACATAACAATTTTGATAGAAAATGTATCAAATCTATCACCGTTTTCTAACGCTGTATCCCATACTGGATCGAAAACATATTCAGAGAATCCTGTTTCCGAGAAAGAACTTCTTGAAGTCATATTCATTTCTATATATTCATTATCATCAAACAGTTCCACGTTGCTTGTGTTTACTTTATAGTAAACTTTCATATTTGTTTCAGATGGAACATTAGCCAGTAAATAAACACGTAAACTGGTTGATTCAAATCCAGTATTTAATACTACCCGTCTAGTGATATACTTAGACAAAGCAGCTCCACCAAAGGATAATGTTTCGCCTGTATCATCATTATTTATAATATTTTTAACAATAACATTAGACAAACGATTGATATCAATAACTGGAGTAACCCTTACGTTATTGGTACTTAAAGTTGTTCTTAATTTTAAAGAATCAGGAGTACTTAATGTTTTCTTTGACTCCAATTTCTTATTAGTACCAATTTGATAATTTACCCATCCACCATTTTGAATATTATATTGATATCCAATGTTTGTTGTACCAAAGTCAACAGATTCTCCTGTAGTATAGAACGTATGGTAATCTATGTCTCCAAGAGAAGGATCAATCTTGGTATCAAATGTTACCACTCCATTTACGTTATTATTGAATAAGCAATTATAAAGAGTAAACTTAACATCTTCTTCCTGGGCTGGTGTCCAAGTTCTAGCATTCTGTGATTTAAACATCGACCCCAGTGTTGGCTGATCAATAACACGGACATTAGGGTTATCCAAACTATACTCACCCAATATAGCGGTGAACAATTCATATTCATCTGTATCAGCAATAACAACAAAGCTGTATTCACCAGGTGCTAAATGAACTATATTATTAAATTCGAATGTTGTTGGCACTGTTCCTGTAGTAGAAATATTTACGTCACTAGGTTCTTTAATTGACACCCCACCAGGTAGAATATCTGTAGCAGAAGGATAACCATTCACAACAGGTCTTATTTGTACCCAAACCGGTAATGAGTTTGATTTCTTTCTGAAAAACAGGTCAAGTTTATTAATGTAAACACCATCTGGATAATTAGCGGAGTTAACAAAGAATGTCTGGGCGATAGGATCTCCACCGCCTCCGTTCCCGTTTCCACCCATCCAACCCCAATCTAGAATACGGGGTACACGATAATTCCAAGTCGTTCTTGCTGTTAAATCGGTAGCATTAGAAGCAGCGATTTCGACAAATTCTGTTGCCACTCCTGTTACGATTCCAGTATCAAATCCTGTATTACCAAAAAAACTTGTGTTCTGTGGAACGGTCAATGTCACTGTTGTTGACGTGCCGTTTCTCAACATAAAATTATTAGAGGAGAAAGAACTTCCAGCAATACTGGATGTTAGATTAACTCGACCAAATTGACCATATTCCAAGTTTGGTGCTTGTTTGCCACCGCCACTCAATCTAGCAGTTACAGTAAAGACAAAGTTATTACCTATTGCGCGACCATTATCCCCAGTAATCGTTAAGGCATATTGCGGATTAGTTGTCTCTGTTGGAGCGCAAATAGGAGTAAATCTCCAAGAAGCCCCAAGCAAAGGAGCCTCAACTGTCACTGTCACTGTTGTTGGATAAGCAGAAGTCTTATTCAGTGTTAAACTACCATTCTTTGTAGTAGAAACAACAGAACCAAATCCATTAGAATTAAGGGCGTGATTGAACGTAGTAGCCCCGATAAATCCAGTTCTAATAGAACGGCCATTCCAAGACAACGTATAGGCTGAAGGATTATCGCTCGCAAAATAATTGATACCACAAATACCAGTTTTAGTACCCATATTGATAGTATATGTGAATGTTCCTCTTGAGCCAGTTTGTTGTGCTGAACTACAGAGGATACTTCTTAGTACTGGCACCGGAGCCGGTGGCAACGGTGGAGTAATATCATCCACTTTTCTCGTTGATTCAACAACAATATTCTTAGTAGAAACAGTAGAAGAAGATGACACCTCTTGTTTTGGATTAATCGCTACTTGTGCTACTTTAGTGGCAACAATCGTTCTTTCTGTAGATTGAGACAATCCTTGGGCAATGTATTTTGTTGCGCCTGCCGTACGGGCATTTTTATCAAGTTCATCTGTTAGCTTGAAAAGTCTTTCACCTGTTCTAAACTTAATCAATTCATTATTTGGGATATTGAAAATACCAGCTACATCACCAAACTCGTTTGTTTCTAGTTTGATTGGATGAAATACAGCAGTAATAGCGGCACCAGATACCCAAGCTCCGTTAATTTCATATTGAATAGTTTCACCAACAATAAATGGCATACTATTCAGATCCATTACAACAAACAGTCGATTTGATTTCGCTAATGCTACATCAGCCGTCTTATCCCCAGAACGAACTCTTGTAGCATTTCTATGTGCGACAGCCACATTGATGGTTAATTCTAATGCTGGGAAACAGTATTCTGTAACATCAATATCATCAAATATTGCCAACATTTTTGTCATAGGACGTAATTTAGTACCAGAGAAAACAACTTCTCTTTCACGAATGAAAGGTACTATAGAAGTATCAACGACCCTTGTACCGATATCTCTATGAATTGTACTGATAGAAGAAGTTGAAATTTCTAATCCAGTACGGAGCATTGTATCAGTTACGGTTGTGGTCTGGTTATTCGTTGTTACTGAATTCGTTGTTCTGAAAACAGACGCGCCGATTTGTTGATCAGAATGTGTTGAATTAGTTTTTAAATTATCATCAACAACTACACCGCGGTGTACTGTTTGCCAATCATTCCATCTAACCCCGACAGATGCTGGATTATTAACATTATCAACAAACGTAGTGAAAACATCATTTTCTCCGTTCAAGTTCACTACAACATCAGGTCTAGTATGAACATCAATCCAAGTATCAGTTGAAGGATTTAAAGAAACCAATCCATTCCAAGAGAACACCAAGAAAGGATTAACATTTATCCAAGACGTAGCAAAAGGCTGATTAACAAGAATCTCGGAATCAGCTACTGGTAAATGAACAAGATCCCCTCTTATTGTTACGTTTGACATTGTAACCGGAGTATATTCAAATGAATAAGGAGTAAATTTAGGTCTTAATACCCTCTTTTCAGGCTCAATAGAACAAGAGTAATCACGATTCTCAATAGCTCCTACTGAATGACCAGCAAACGAATCCACAAGAATACCATTTTTGAATCTTTCCATACCAGGAATATCAGATGGTATTTCCGAATCTCTTGCTTGTTTTTCCAACATAGAAAGTGTAGTGTAATATTCTACTCTCTCAACTCGTTTTTCAATCTTACCGATATCTCGCATTGTATAACGGCGATTGTCAATATAGGTGAAAGAAACATCTGTTGATCTATGTGTATAAGCAGGAACAGTTAACACATAAAGAGTCATTGAATCTGGCATATCTTGTGGTACCACAGGTTGTTCCGCAGCGATACCCTTTACTATAAAGAACTTTCTATCTTTAGTAATAACTAATTTATCTATTCTCGGTAAGTAAAATTCATAGTCAGTTGACACAAGGGTGTCTGTAACAGGCTGGTAATTACCGTTGATAGTTGTTCCGTTATTAACCCTAACAGGTCTAAAATCTATACAATCTCTTAGATCATATGTTTGCCCTTTATTAGAAGTGAATTTAGGAACATCCGTATAATCAATAATACCACCATATGAATCAACAGAAAAGAATCCAGTCGTTGATGAATGTGAAAAATAAGAGAACTGAATATCAATAACATCATATCCTGGGTCGATTGAGGCTCCACTTTTTAACTGAATCCAACCATGGTCATACATATGATCTTTTTGACCAGAATTAAATTCAAACAAATCAGTTACATCTAAGTTTGGTAATACTACCGCATTATCTTTAGCAATAACAGAAGTTAGTTTGAAACAGTCAGAATAATTCAATGAAATCTTAGATGTAGTTAACGGAACATTTGAATTAGTCGCTGTTTGTAAAGCCTTGTTCTTTTGAGCAGCATTAGAAATTACTGTTTGAGTATAAACAACAACATTGACAGACGCTACAGCAAAAACCAAAGTTCTTGATGTTGGAGAGGTCGGTGTAACAGAATTCACAACAACTTTTTCTCCTGTTGAAGAATTAACCGCATAATAATCCAAAGGATTAGTACTAAAAAAGAATTCATCAGAAGAACCAGTTGTTAATACAGTTGTGTTACCAGCAACACTCGCAGAAAATGACCTATGTGTTGTGTATTGCGTATCACTAGGCAACAAGGTCTTGATATTCTTATTAGGCAAAGGAACAATAAAACTTGAGCGTTCCGATTTAACTAACGTAGATGGTAAGTTATCATAAGCTGAGGAATCTATATTAGCTTCCCAGGCACCAGATTGAACCTTAGTAATTGAATTGATCGATGTTGAATTGATATTATAAACAAATAATTTATATCTGTTCGCAGATACAGGATCAATTGCTCTAACCCTAGCAGTACCTATTTGAGTAACACCATCATAAAGATCAATAGTTGGATGTTGAGTAAAAGATAAGACTCCACCAGTAGGAGTTGTTATAAAGAAGTAATCACCAAAATCAACTTGGGAAACACGACCACTTCTGAATTCTGTCTCTCTTGCTCTATCTAAGGCAATATTGGTTGTCGCTGTAGTACCAAATTCGTACCCTTTAACATACGCCTTGCCTGGATCAATTGCGATTGTTAACTTTTCATCTTTATCTGGAGTATCATAAACATAATCTTTAATCTTGATACCAAAAGCGGTAACTGTATAATCCCCAGCTTGCTCAAATGTTCTTCTTGCTAATGTGGTATCAAGATCGGAATAAGATTGTGTGGAAACTTTTTTAGTTAAGAATCCACCCTCAAACCTTGCCAGTTCAATAAAATCTTCTGGTGTTTCAAAATTTTCATTAGAAGGATCAAAATCAAACGAGGTCAAAGTAAGGGTAATAGAAAGACGATCAGCACCAGGAGCAGCAAAATTATAAGAGCCTTGAGCTGGATCCAGCAACGTAGGGTCGTCTAAAGAAGTTACTACCTTTTCGTCAATCTTTAAACCTGCTATTTTTGATTGAGAAATCCCTTCATCAGGAACTGACATACGAAAAACAATAATAGCTTGTTCTTCACAGTAAACAAAATATCCCTTAGTGAAGAAGACGGAAGGAGTTATAGCAAACGCTTTAGCAACACCGTAGAAATTATCAGAATCAATAATATTGTATTCAACTCCAGTAGGAGTTTTAATAACTTCGTTCTTCTCAAATTCTGTGCCAGTTGCGTAAAGAAAATAGAGTCTGACTAAATTTGTTTCCTCACTAATTGTTTCGATTAGGAAAGTTTTACCTCTAGCTTTAGAAGTAAGCCCTTCGAAATAATTACCAACCAAAGGCAAAGTATTATCAGCAATAATGTCAATATACTGAACATCAAGATAATGAGATTCGCCATTAAGAACAATAGACCCTTCTTTATAAATGGAAGAACCGAATCTTTCAATCTGCTTTTGTATAGCAGTTTGAAGTTGGGTTAGTTCCCTAGCTTGTACCGCAAAAGAAGGCTTAAAAAGAATCTTTACATAATTCTTTGATTCATTGAAATCATCATAATACGGATTAGACGAAATGTTAACACTCATATCTTTCCTTTTAGAACTGGATGTATGTTTTTATTGATAAACTTTGCTCTATACTAAATGAAAAAGGTATTTCTAACGAAACATAAAGCAAACTACCAGAATACCTATCAAAATCTGGAGCCTCTAGAAGGTTAAATGAATTATATTCTCTTCCATCTGTGGCTCTCATTGTTCCTAATGGCGGATAGTTGTCATTATCAAGAGCAATCAAGTCAACATAATTATCATTGACATTGAATACTTTAAACTTATTGTTATTTATAGTTAGAATTTCATCGGTTATAATGGTTGAGGCATCCAGAAATTCCACTCTATATGTAACGATTGTGTTTTCTTTTAGATATCTATTCTTTGTTACTTTATGCAAGGGATTCTTCAAAATACCAAATTTACGATAATCCTGAATGATACTTTGAAGTTCTAACTCACTCCTCAAAGGAGTAACAATACCAACAGTAGAAGAACATAATTCAGCAGGCGCATTTTTACCATGGCCTTCTTGTGGCGGAAGAATAGGATACCCAGAAAATTGATCTTCTTCTGGAATAGATTCAATAACCCTCAAAGGATCATTAACTTCAAATTTAGCCCAAGTATATCCTTGCCCCGGATCAGTAATAATTACCTTAGTTATCTCTCCATTGATTATAATAGGATTAGCGGTACAATTTACTCCGTTACCTAATACTGTTATTGTTGTACTAGGACTATAGTTTTTCCCTGGAGATAAAACTTTTGTTCCATATATTCCATTGGAAGGAAATTGTTCAATAACTGCTTGATCAGTAGCATAATCACTGGGAGTAATTATCCCCCTTAAAACAGCACCAGACCCTTGTTCACTAGCTGAATTAACTGTTAAATTTATTTCTGAATATCTACTACCAGGATTCTCAATAATAATATCAATTATTTTGCCGTCATAAACTACTGGGAAATAACTAGCATCAACACCATCCCCATCAACAGAAATAGTAGTATCTGTATCTACAGGATAATTAACCCCTGGATCTATCGTGTTGATATGTTTAATTTTACCATCATAAACTATAGATTCAAACAAAGCTGTTGGATTACTATTATACAGTCCTGTTCCAGTACTTAGAGTTTGAATATTTATTGCCGGTGGTGATGAATATCCAATACCCGGATCAAGAATCTTTACATCAACTATTGATCCAGTTTCTCTTGATACTACTGGTAGAAGATCAGCAAATCCTGTTTGGAATAGAACTGGGGAAGAATCAGTATATCCAATACCCCCGGATATAACAGTAACATCTGTTATTTCTCCAGCTATATTAATTACCGCTTCTAACTCTGCTCCAAATCCAATACTATCATCGATTACTACCCTAGCACCTTTTGTATATCCAGTACCAGAATTTGTAATAGTTACTCCTATTACAACTCCTGCGCCAGAAACTACTAATTCCCCTGCCGCTCCAGACCCCGTAGTAGCCCCAGAATTAACAACAACGAATGAAGTTTGTTGTACGTTAGTGTAATTTTGTCCTTCACTAATAATAGAAACTGAATCAACAGCTCCGTTATTATAGAAACTCTCTGACATTGAGGTCTGTACTGGTAAGAAATCACTTGACCTGAATCTATTAAAACGAAACGGAGCAATATTATACATATATTTCCAGATATACCCATCAGACAAAGTAACTGGGTCTAGACCTCGGAAACTGGGCTTAATCTCTGACGCCGCTCCTTCATTGTTATACAGGCATTTATATATACTATATTCATCAGTCATAACAAAGTATTTTTTGTTAGCCATATCAAGTGTATGATCCCATTGATCCCACACGATATTAGGCACCCAATCATATCTATTGACCATGAGCGACACGTCATTTGGATTAATCTTCTTAGAGAATACTATTTCTGATCTATGATACCTATTAGTCTCACTAGTATCAAGAGAAAGAGCCCCATCAGTGGGCGGAATATCAGAAGTAAAATCGCTTCCTACCCCAGACCAAGGAGTAACACCCCCTAAGAAATAGTAATAGTTTGACCTTTGATATTGAATGTCTCTCAATAACATCTGGGCCAAATCTCTATTGAAATCCCGTCTTAGAACTTTATTAGGCATATTTCCTACTATTAGTTAATAGTAATGTTCCAGATGATGGTCAAAGAGTCATCAGCAGTTTTATTAACAACAGCAAAAGTGGTACGGCAAAGCATCGTTCCGGCAGAAGAAGCATTGAAAATACCAGCCTCTGTGACTGCGCCAGTACCATTACCAGGAATAAATGTTGATTTATAAGTCACAACATTATTGGTAACAATAGCCGCTTCATCAAGAGCAGCACGGGTACCTAACTGGGAAAGCAAAGAAGTATGACCAGCAATAGGAGCAGTTGTACTTGACCCAACTCCCATATGCGACATAATAGCAGGAGTTTGTGCCATACGTTGAGCAATAAAGTTGCGTCCGACAGTAACCACTAGATTAGGAATAAAGCGTTCTTCTTTGATGTTTCCTTCCATATCCTTTAGAATCAAAGTAACATCACCTGTAGCATTAATAATAGAATTTTGTTCAAACATTGTTGTTTCTCCTATGAGATAGTTAAAAAGTTGTCTGTTGCCACATATCCTGGTGCGAAATATTCTTCTTCGTTATAAGCAATAACTTCTAGGTTTTGAAATTCTCCGTCATCAGTTGCCACTTGAGTTTCGAACCACTTCTCTGTATTTATGTAAAATTCACCATCATTAATATTTATAGAATCCGTAATATTTTTAATAATTAATAAAAAGTCTTCATCAGAAATAGAAAGTGAATTTGTTAGATTTTTACCAAATGTCTTTGTTTCAAAAGAAACAGCAACAGCGGAATCTATTTGCTGAATAATTAGATTTTTAAAGATCGTATCAGTAACTGGATCTGTACCAGTTTCTATATGTTTAGATACTTGACGAACCAAAGAATCATTAATAACACTAGTTTCTGTTAAATATTTAATCCACTCGTAGGCGAAAGAATCATTAATAGAAACAGAATGGGTAAGTTCTTTAGTAGCATCAAAGTTAGCAGCGTCAAGAATAGTTATTGATTCTGTTTTGTTTAATCCAATTTCTTTATACCAAGTATCTTCCGCAGTTACCGAATGAGCAAAAGGTTTAATCAGTTCGAAAGAAAGTTTATCTTCAACTAAAATTTCTTCATCCAACGGCTTAGTTAGATATTTATAAAGCATTTCTTCAATATTGGCACCATCGTAACTGTAAAGAGTCATAACATTAACAAAACTGGTAACAGTTGTATCCGTAACTATAAAAGCCGTCTTAGCTAATTCACCAAAGAATTTTAGTCCGGCTGGATGGATCAAGTTTAATATATTATTATATTCTTGAACATTTCTATGAGTTTCAATAACATAAGAAAATGCTTGGTAAAAGAAGTTATCTTGTAATCTAATATTATCGTTTGATAACATACCCGCGTCAGTTATAAATTCTCCTCTATGAGAAATTATGTATTCATATTTCAGTTCGAACAAGGAAATTGATTCGTTATATTCTTCTATGGTTATAAGATCAGATGTTATAAAAATATCAGGCACCATAATTAAATCAGTTGTTTGGGATAAAACAATTGACCCATTATATCCCATATCCCCTTCTGGGTTATTATATTCTTCCAAGAAATATGAAAGTTGATTTTTTATATCGGAAATACCCAAAACACTATCAGTAGTCATTTGGGTGGAATCATTAAGTTCTAACGTATAATCAAATATATATCTGTCTTCATCTGAATTATAACCAATAATATTTGTTGTTAATTCATAATTTTCTTGTGCTGGTTTATAAGGTAAAGGAGATATAAAAGCAAGCTGATTTTCTGTATGATCATACCCATATTCATATATTTCTGTTGATTGGACCCCACCATCAGAGTCAACAGCATTAACTTTGACTATGGTATCCTTAACTGACCCAGGTAAACGAAATACTTGTCCTATTTTCCAGTATTTGCCGGGGTTAATTATATTGAGATATGAAGGACTTAATTTAATACGACCTTGATATGTTAGAGCATTATTAATATAAATGCTTACTAACTGATTTTCTACAACCTCAAATATATTATTAACACTAAAGAAGAAATTGTGAACTCCAGGAGAAACTTCTTCGTATCGCAAAATCTCAACAAAGAAGCGTCCTCTATCATTGTCTATTGTTAAAACATTTTGTCTTGTGAAGTCGATATTACCCAACAAAGTCTCAACAAGCATAGACTTTTCAATTTTCCAACGACCATCAGATGCCCTTAAAACATTTTTACCAGGCTGTCTGATAATAATAGATTCATTAAAAAATATCCTGAAAAGCAACTCAATGGAATTAAACGTTCCTTTTGATTGAAATAATTTACGTATGGTAGCCGATAACTTTAGATCATTAATAAGGGCTTGAGGAAATTTACTGGCAATCTCTCTGCGAACAAATGAGTACAAATCAGCAGACGTTACCCCACTGGTCCTAGAGTGTTCTATAGAAGTATTATATTGACTAAGAAATTTATAATACTCTTCCAGAAATTCGATGAATCTAGGATAAGATTCTTTAACGAATTCAGGAACCTGTTCGGGTACTTTTAAGAATGTATTATCCATTACAGCCTACTAGGAGTAAATTTATAATGTTGTCCCTTGAGTATTCGACCCTTTGAAGTTTCATCAGCAACCAAAGATATTTTTAACTTATCCGCGTCTAAACGAACAACTTGATTCAATTTACTTACAACATCAGGAGAACTAGGTATCATAGAGAATTTAAAAATAGGAGTAAGAATCTTTGTGATCATTAATCCATTAATGTTTAATGTACCTTGTTGATAATTAATACTTCCCACGTTTTCTATAATAATTTTTGACCCATTAATATATCTAAAACGTCTTAATATACCATTAACGTCCTCTATGTAGCTAATAACAGTCTCGTTATTCGCGTGGAAAGGACTAGATAATATACTTCCACGAACCATTGGATTACCAATATTGATAATATAGTTATGTGGACTATTGAAAACTGGCGTAACGGATCTTGATATTCTTAATCTAGGCACAGTCGATATAATAGAAGACTCCATATTTTCCACAAATCTCTGTAAATCATTTGATCTGAATATCTTATTAAATTTTCTCAGATATGTTTCGTCATAATTTAAAATTTCAGAAATAACATTGGTTCGTATTTCTTCTGGTAGTCTTGTAGTTAAAGACGGATCATAATAGATGACCATATCTAATTCAATTGATAAGTCTTCGGCACGAACAAATTCTGGTATAATCGAAACCAATTTAAATTCATCCAACACGTATTCCCTAATAAATTCTTGTTCTTCTACATTAAGAGGAACTTCATTTTGTGTAACCGCGCTAATAAACACTTTACCATATACTGGAGGATCATTATTCTCACCTCCCCAGACTGTCACATTTTTAATACTGGGAACCCGATTCAATAAGATAGCTTCATAATCAAGTGCTGTTACGGCTCTGTTCTGGGCTTGATACATACTTGGGGCATTGAAACGAATTTCTTCAATTGTTTCTTGCCCTCTACCTCCAGAAGTTGGGTGTGCTATTGAAATAGTGTTTATTTGGCCACCTAACGGCACACCACCATAACTTAATGATTGAATACTGTTTGGTAACTCATTATTACAAACCATATAACTGATATTAACTAAGTTACCAGCTTCTAATTGTTTACCTATAATGTCATCACCAAAAGAAATTTCATACCCGGTTTCTACTTCACGAACAAAATAAACTAATGATTCTCCGTCTAATGTGGAAAACGAATTTGAATTAGAATAAATTTGATATTCTGTTGTTGGGGGTATCTGAACACGTACTTTCAATGTATTGATATCAATATTATTGTTAGCAAGAATAATAGAATTCAGCTCATTATATTCAAACCGGGAATGAACTATAGTTCCTTCTTTTACTTCAACGCCCGAAAAAATAAACAGTCCTTCAGAATCTTTTTGTGCTGTTACACTTTCTTGGGTAAGAAAGGTAAAAGTATCCCCGTTAATATTTCCTCTGAAAGGCGTATAGATAGGTAAAGTAATATAGATATCATCTCCAGACGGTAATACTGAAAACGTAACAGTTGTACGAGAACAAGAGGATGATCTAGGAGTATATCCCAAGTTTCTGGCGTGCGATACAACAGAGGTTCTTTTTGTAGCAGTATCAAGAAAAGCCTCATTCAATCCCAAATTGGTATACAGATTATTATAATATGTGTTATACGCAAGAACATCCAAAATAATGGACAAATTGCTACCCTCGAAATTATAATCCGAAAAGTTTGTTTGTCCTTTCAGATATTCTTTCAAGTTATTTTTTATTTGGTCGAATTCTAGTGATCCGACATTTATTCTTTTATTATTCACTATCGTACCCTTTTGAGTGTGAATTCTAATCTAATTGGTTCTATAGTATTTATGATTCTAAAAACTATGCTGATATCAACAGAATGCCGGTCTGGAGAAAAATCAACATCAACGGACAATATTTCAGCTCTTGGCTCGAAATTCTGAATAACATCCGTTACTTCTTGTCTAAGAATAGCAGCAACCCCTGGCGAAGGGTTTTCAAAAAGTAAACCATTAACAGATGAACCAACCTCACTATGAAACAGTCTTTCATAATGCTTAGTCATAATAAGATTACGAACAGCACCTTTGATAGCATTTTCCCCTCTCCGTATTGATATATCTCCCGTATGTGGATTCTTAATGAAAGATAAATCAATATCTACAAAGGTTCTAGTGTTTTGTGTATTAGTGTTCATTAGTGTTTACCTTTTGTTAACGGTCAGAACTGGATGATTAATCGGTGAACCGCCTATTGCGTTAGTAAAAGTCGGTGAAGCTGGAGAAGCTGATCCTGCTACACCATTCATAATAGAAACAGAGGTACCATCAATTCCTATCAATGCGTTAGACTTAATACTCATTTTGGCACCAGCCTCAATATTCGTAGCAGCACCAGATTTCTGGTTTAACACGGTGCCAACATTCATTCCCATACTATTCTTGACATTGATATTAAAATTACCACCAACTGTTAAATTGAAATCTTTAGCAACATTAAGATCAGCCGCGTCATTAATATTGATTACTGTCTTGCCGTGTACTTGAACATCCAAAGTATCTTTAATATGGAGCGTCTTAGCCCCCTCAACACAGACATCCATATTACCACGGATATGAACAAACCCGTTCCTTTCAAGAAGTTCATAAGAGTCTCCAACAATTCTCGTTACTTTTGTACCGTTATGATCTATTTCACTAAACGTACCCGTTCTATGAAATAAGTGAATTCTTTCTCTACCCTCAGTGTCATCATATTCCATTATATGCCCCGACTCTGATTGCCAGACATTATTAAATGGATATTCAGCATTATAAGGTGTTGGAGATTGGTCCCAAGAACCTTTACCATTAGCCTTAGTAACAGATTTATGTTCTGATTGTTCCTTTAAAGGAACAATAGTTTCATCAATCTTTTCGTGTCTAGCTAATCGGTTGGTATCTGGTTCATTCTTATGTGTTTCTAAGGGATATTTGTTATTAGGATCTTTGAACCCTTGGAGATTATGAACGTCTTGTGGTATACCTCCCATTACTCCTACAACAAAAGGTATTTGTTTTTCTACATCAATATATTGAACGATGACCCAAGTACCTTCCATAACACCAACAGGAGAATAGCCAATACCTGATATGCCACCAGAAGTAGTTGGTTGAATCTTATATGCCCAAGGTAAATCACTTGTTGGTAAAACAACGGTATCGTGAGTATGTAATCCCATTACACGAACACGACAACGCCCTAATTTAAGGGGATCGTGTCGATCTTCTACTACACCTATGAAAAAACTGGGATTGTTTTGGTAACTCATTCCATCACTTTCTTATTGGAATTATAACTTATTTGACAAGCACTCTGGAACAGTGTATATTAAGCCTGTAGTGTTTCATTGGATAGATATAAGTAATAAATTATAAAATATGGTAATAAAAAAAGATATAAAAAATATTATTACTATTAAGTTTTTTAATGAATAACTTTATTTTAAATAAGAGTCTTTTATGAGTTCTAAGAATGTATAATGACTTTTATTTGTTATTTCGTGATTAATGGCAGATACAAGATACCTACCAGATAATATTTTATCTATTTCATCTTCTTCCATAGTCTTTTCATCCACTTGTTTTTCCAAGAATACTTTTAATTCAACAATTCTTCCTACTGTATAATCACAACGACCAAAGACTTTAATATTAGTCTTGATCAATTCTAATTGGCTTAATAATGAATTTCTTCTAGTCTCTCTATTGTCATAATCAGATGCCTTATTTTCATAAAGGTCACTGTGAGTTACCTTAGATTTAACGACAGATTCTACATTAAAGGCTTCCTCTACTGAATCAAATATATGTTCTCCCTTATTTAGCTTGCCACTTTTATGGTATTCATCTTTCGCTTTATATTTAAGAAAATCAATTTGTTTCTTTTCTATATCGGTAACATAAAGAGCCCCGCCATATAATCCGTTATTATGATTTCCGATATAGTCATAAAAATCAGGTATTGACATATCTAGAACCTTCATATACTCAACCATTGGATCTTCGGAAGGATCTGTGCTTCTACTATGTTGGCCTTTAATGAATTGCTGATGTACCGGTAATTTAAAAAGTGTATCCAGACTAGAGAAAACAAATCCTTCTTCTGTTTCAAAGAATAAGTAGTTACTATTGTTCTTGTTATTGATTGCTTTCTTTGTTAAATAATGAATATTTTGTATTGGAGTCCAGAAATTAGATGTATGGACTTCATTATTACCAGTAGGCTCAACGTGAACATCTTTGCCTGTTAGTAATCCTTTTTTACAAATATTTTCCACTGTATCTGATATCCTTCCACGAAATGTTTGGGATATCCTTTTATTTTGATCAGTGAAAGCCTCTATAGAAATAAAATGAAGGCGGTAGATCAAGTCTTTTTGTGCTAGATTCTCACGATCTTCTAATTTGAATAAGTGGAAGTTACCCACTCTCTCAATTTCAAGGAGAGGAGTTTTCAATTCTAGTATTAATCGTTCCTCTCCTCTAAACTTCATTTGACTAAGAAGATTATTCGTGTCAGAAAGAACGATAGACCCTGTAATGAATGGACTGGATATATCCTCGTAAATATTCATACTGGATATAATCTGACGAACATCCACTTTATTAAATGAATTAATAATCCAAGCCGAATGAATCTCTACCGTACCCGGATCTAATTTGTTTTCATTAGTACCTTCGTTATTTTCTTCCATTATAACGCTTCCCTAAAATTCTTTAATATAAGAGAAATCATATGCTTACTAACTACTTTGATTCTGCGTTTTTCATCATTCTTTTCAGCTTCATATTGATAGGCAGTAACAGGCTTAAAGTCTGGGTTTGATATTTCTTTATATTCATCCAAGTCAAATGTATATTGGGTAGAAGTAATACCATCATCATTTCTATAGAAAACAATATTGTTTAGTGCTTCCTCAACGCTGCCGTATTTGTTAATAATAAATCTTTCAAACACTTCTTCCGTCATAACATAATCATTCCTATAATCATAGATGTTATTCAACAGCATAATTACCCAATTATAATGAGGTGAGCCATATAACTTTTCTGCTATATGTTCAATTGTTTCATTACCTTGAATATTATAATAATCAAACAACGTAATATTATCAATTAACTGTTTGATAAATCTAATATTGACTGTGATATCAACAACTGATACATATTGAGCAGCCTTACGATAACCAGGCGGGGATACTAAAAATTCTATTTGTGGGAAATTCTTGAAATACATTTAATATCCTTTAGAAATAGCGTCTTTAGTAAGAATACCAAGTTCAGTGAATTGTAGAGTCATACGAATCATTGCTGGTATACCTTTATCGTGGGATGCCCATACGTTAGTAGGTGTGTAGTTTACTGTTACTTGATTAAGGATACAAGAGGCAATTCTATTCACATACTCATTTTCAAATCCTTGGTTAGTGAAAAAAGAAATATCAAATTCAGAAGGATAAACAAAGTTCATTCTTGTATAATTATCTAAGAACTCTGGCGCCGCGTGATACTTAAACATATAAACGATGTTACGAATTATTTGGGCTTCACGTTCATCCCTAGGAAAGAAATGATAATCCAAAGCGAATGATCTAAAGTTAACACCTTGGAATATTTGTTCCATTTTTGTATTAGCAGCAAGACCAGACGCAACAGATATGGCGCCCATATCCATAAATTTAGAAATGCCCAATACAGCACCAGCAGCTAGGTCCTTATTACCTCTATATTTGTCACTTGATGATATTAGACTATCTCCTACTGTATTAAACCCACGTTGCATAAGATCCCACATCATTGTATCTGTGGTGCCCCAATTTAACACATAGTTAGTAAGCAACATATTAGGCATTGGTAATTGAATAGCGGCTTTTAGTCTCTTTGTGTTACGTGTAGCTTGTCCAGCAGCAAACAGAGGTGCGCCAGCAAAAAATGAGGTAGCTGTAGCTACCTTAAGTCCTTTAGCCAAACTGTCAGCGGCACCATCTACAGATGGGGATCCACCAGATACAACATCTTTGAATATTGATAATCCGCCAGCAGCGGCAGAGGCTTTTGCTGTTGCCCCACCAACACTATCTTGTCGAGCGGATTCTCTATTTACAGTTTGAACAATTCTGGATTTCGCTAATTCTTGGGTGTCTAGCTCAACCGTAGGGTTACTTGATTCCATACTTGAAATTGACTGAACATTAACATTAAACATAGCCCAAGAATTGCCATATCTATCAGCAGAGTCTTGGCTGAATAAGTCATCCGGATATGTTAAACTTGAAACATCATACTTAGATGTTTCGTTCTTAGTAATACCACCGCCGAACCCTGTATAATCCATCTTTATTCCTTTTGACTAAATACTAAATAATAAGCAACTATTTCTATTTAGTGAAAATGGTCTATGGCTAAAAATCCTTTATATCCAAGAAAATGGTTTCCTAAGAACCCTCATAAATATGTGGGAGATGTTAACAACATCATAGTTCGTAGTTCTTGGGAAACACGTTTTCTTTCTTGGTGTGATCTAAACAGTTCTGTTATACAGTACGCCTCAGAAGAAACCATTGTACCTTATTTATGTGAAACTGATAATAGGATGCATCGTTACTTTATTGATTGCTCTATGAAGATAAAGGATTCTTCTGGTAATATCAGTACATACTTGGTAGAAATAAAACCGTATCACCAGACTCAACCGCCAGTATATCCTGGTAAACAAACAAAGAGATATATCAACGAGGCTACTACATATATAAAGAATAAGAGTAAGTGGAAAGCAGCCAAAAGATTTGCCGAAGATCGTAAGATGAAATTCATCATATTGGATGAATACTCACTTGGTATTAAAAAGAGGAAATAAATGGCAGTAAAATCGCAATTTGAAATGATCTTGAATAAACATCGGGTAGAGCTTCGTGGTTTGGAAAAGCAATCCGAAGAGTGGTTTATTTCTACTTTGAATAGTATGATGAAATCGGGTATTAATAATAAAAGACCAGAAACTCTTATGCGCGGTGATCAAGAAAGAAAAACAAATAAGATTATGCCAGGTAAGATGTATTTTTGGTTGTATTCACCAAAACACAAAGAAACACTTCCTTATTATGATATTTTCCCTATTGGATTCCCGTTCAAAGAAGTAAAAGGTGGCTTCTTGTCACTCAACCTTCACTATTTACCTTATCAATTCAGAGCGCAATTGTTTACGAGGTTAATGGATTTTCGTAGACAAAAAAGAACTGACCCAGAAGCTAAGTTGAAATACAACTGGGATTTAATTAATTCAGCGTCACGATATTCTTTAGCTAAACCTTGTGTGAAAATGTATCTATATAATCATGTAAAGAGTCCATTCAAAGCCGTGGAACCAGAAGATTGGCAAACAGCTATGTTGCTACCAGTTGAACAATTCCAAAAGAAATCGGCTATTCAAGTTTGGGCTGATTCACTTAAGATAGCGAGTAAATAATCTATGTTCACTTACGAACGATTTTTAGCATTTTCTAAGAAAAATGAATTAGCTAGACAGAACAGATTTGACGCATTCATAGGTACTCCACCTATAATGTATGGTAATTATCTAAGGGATGTGTTCTGTAAATCGGTGATGATCGGTGGAGTCAATGTGGCTTCTGATCCTGTACGTTTAACTGGTGAAATGATTGAAGTGCCGTATGATAGGACTTTTTCTAATATTACACTTACGATGTACACGGATATTGATTTAAAAGTAAGACGTTATTTTGATGCTTGGGTAGAAGGCATACAAGGTACCAGAAATAGGGTGCTATCTTTTTACAGACAATATACAACAAACATAACCGTTTATGTATTGGATAAAAATAATGTGCCCCGTTATAAGATTAATTGCTTTGAGTGTTGGCCTAAAACGATAGGATCCCTTTCTCTTGATAACGAACTAGCTGGTTTTATGTTTTTCGATGTTACTTTTGAATTTAGATATTATGTAACCAATTTGCTCCAAGTTGATGATTATTCTCCTAGACAAATGTTGTCGCCAACTGTGGTTTCTACTGTGGGGGGTGCTAATACTCAAGGTATAAATGATTATAGTTCAATGCGACAAGTCATATTAAACAATCCAGGGGATCTAGGTGCCTATGTGAATGATCCTTCTGCTATGAATATTATTGCTAATGATCCATTATCAATGGCAGCAATAGCAGAGAGTTCAGCCGCTAAAGAGGCTCTCTGGGAATCTGATTCCGCTTTGGCGGCAGTAGGAGAAAGTCCAACAGGCTGGGCTGCCCTACGTGGTGCTTCTTTACATAGTATTGTTGGTATACCAAATCTCGTTATGGGGGGAGTCAATACAGCTTTTGACACTTACCAAGGAGCTAAATATATTACAACAGGTATTAGTTTGGATATAACTGAAGGTCAAGATACGTTGATTAGATTAAACGATTTGAGAAATGGTAGTATTAGTCCTTCGTCTTTATCAGCAGCAACACAAGGGGTTTCTAATTCAACTGGCGCATTAGGCAAATTAGTCGCTCCTATTAACGGACCAGCTTCTGTTACTCCTGAGGGAGATAATATAAGTGGAGCAACAGCTTTCTTAGGTCTATTGAGAGTATAAAAGGATAGAATTATGTCTGATGAAACTCCTATGAAAAAAATGAATGATTCTCTAAGTGAGATATTCGACACTGAACCTGCCTGGGATGATAATGTAACTAGGGAAGATCGGGAACGAGCTTTATCCATCATCCCAGATGTTGAAGTAACAGAAGATGATGAACAAGATATGGAGATTGATCATCAAGAAGTAAGGAAAAATATTTACCACTTGATTAAACAGGGACACGATGCCTTGGATTACGCTCTTTTGTTAGCTAAAGATTCTGATTCGGCTAGAGGATTTGAAGTTGTAGCAGGCTTAATGAAGACTATTGCCGATATGAATGCTCAATTAATGGATTCGCATAGAAGTAAGAAACAAACAAAGAATATTGGTGGGAAACGTATGGATGACGGTACTCCTAAAGGTAACACAACGAATAATGCTATCTTTGTAGGATCTACCACTGAATTGTCGAAAATGCTTGAATCGATGAACAATAAGAAAGGATGATAAAAAATGGGTTTACCTAAACAACAACACGCTATTTTTAATATTACTATTCCTAGTACAGGTGAGAAACATAAGTTTAGAGCTTTTACGGTGAAAGAGGACAATATTCTTTCTCAAGCTAAAGAATCAGAAGATGCGGATACTATTGCTAATGCTGTCCTTGAGGTAATGAATAATTGCTTCTTGGGTAAATTAGACTGTAACACATTAGCTACCTTTGATGTTGAATATATTTTAACGAATATTAGAGCAAAGTCGGTAGGAGAAACTATCGATCTTCAATTAAGTTGTTATAAGACTCCTACTGAAGGAGAAGAACCTTGTAAAAAAACTATTGTTAGGATTGATTTGACTAAAGCTACTGTGGAATTCCCAGAAGGTCACTCTAAAAATATCCCTCTTTATGATGACGTTGGTATTATTATGCGTTATCCTACTATTGGGGAACTTATTAAACTAGAAAATATGTCAGCAGTAGAAGCTGTTATTGCTTGTATTGAATCAATTTATGATGGTGATGAAATATTCAATAAAGATGATCATACTAAAGAAGAATTAAGTGATTTTATTGAGTCTTTAACAGAATCCCAGATGAAAACAATCAAGAATAAATTTTTTGATAAGATGCCTACTTATAAAATGGATATTGAGTTTGATTGTGCTACGTGCGGTACAAAGAATATAAGGGTGATTAAAGGGTTAAACAATTTTTTTATCTAATCCTCGTTCACAATGATTTGTTTATGTATTATAAAATGAATTTTTTGTTAATGTATAAACATAAGTTTTCTTTGAGTGAATTGGAGGATATGTTACCTTGGGAACGAGAGGTATATATTAGCTTGTTGGAAAATCATTTAGAAGAAGAAAAACAACGCAAACAACAATAAGGTACTAAGATGGAAAAAGTATTACCAATTCAAGAGAAAACAGTCAATTCCGAGGAAATAGATAAATTCCTGCGAAATATGATTTCTGGATTTGAAGATGCTTCTTTAACATCAGCGGACCTTATTATTGAAAATGAAAATGAAAATACGAAAGAAGTTATAAAAACTATTAAAGAAACTTCTACCACGAAATTTGATACATTAGATTCTTTTGATACTGAAACACCAAAACAGAAAGAAACTTCTACCGATGATTCCTTACCCATAGGAAAAAATATAAAGAAGTTTATTAATGATGTGTTTTTTGGTTCTATTAATATGGATGGCGTGGGTAAAATGTTATGGGAAAAAATGGAGGAAGGAAAACAAAAATCTATTGTTAAGAGTACTCCAGATGAAGTGAAAGAAAAAAGAAAATTAGATAAAGAATCTACTCCTATTATTACGAAAGAACTAAAAGAAGAAAGTAAAGAACAAACAACGCTTTTAGATAAAATACACAAAACAACAATTGTTGATGATGAAACTCGGTATGAAGAAGCAATAAAATGGGAAAGAGAAATAAGTCTTTTAGAAGAAATTCGGGATGCTCTTTTATCTGGGGTTTCCAGTATTACAGAAAAAAGTTCTTCTTCTGATACTGAGAAATCTTCTAGTTCATCAGGAGGACTTCTATCTGGTATTATGTCTGGACTAATGGGAGGTCTATTAGTTAGTGTTATAGGACCTATCAAAAAGGGACTAATTACAGCTTTTAAATTTATTTTCAGTCCAAAGAATATGCTTAGAGCAATAACAAGATTTATTGCTCCGGCTATGATCATAGCCACTATTGCTAAAGGACTTTTCGATGGTATAAAAGAATTCCAAGAGTCTGGATCAATTAAAGAAGCATTAATTTCAGGGCTAGGAGGAATGTTAGAATTCTTGACATTCGGTTTATTTGATAAAGAAACAATAAGATCTGGTATAGATTTTTTATCAACGTTAATTGATGACTACGTTAAAGAGCCTTTTAATTCATTTATGGAATGGATAGGCGAATCATTTAATACTTATATTAAAGAGCCTTTACTGGGAGCTTTTGATTGGTATGTAGGTAATATTAAGAAGTTTATTCTTGACCCTATAATGAGTGTCTTTGATACGTTTTCAGATATTATAGGTAAAATAGTAAAAAATGTTACTGATTTTTTACATAATATTGAAATACCTGGAATATCATTTTCTGTATTAGGGAAGAAGTTTTCTGTGGGTCCTTGGTATCCATTTGCCCCAGATGAAGAAAAAACTGTAATGGAAGATGGATTCCCAGAAGCGATTGACACAAGATCCGGTAAAGAAGAAGGCCCAGGTAAGGCATTTACAAGCGAAATACCATTAACTAAAGACCATATGGATGGGTTAACAGAAAGAGCGAATGCTCCAATAACCTTCTCTGATAGTCCTTCTTATGGTAGAGATTCAGATGTAACAACAATACGCCATAATTTAGCGAGAAAATATGGAAAGAATGGAGAACCCATAATTGTTAGAAATGGTACAGATGTTTATTTTGGTAATCCGAGAGTGTTTCACAAAGAAGCAACAGAAGAATATAATGCTTTATTAGAGCAGTTGGATAATCCTAAAGCTAAACGTCCAACACCAATGTATCTAGAACCAGATATCAAAACTCCTACACCGTTGACAGAAAAAGAATTTGAAGAAGAACTTAAGAGAATGAAAGTGCCTATCTCTGGTAGCACTACTCAAGAACAAACAATTGAGGATAGATTGGCTAAAATTGATAGTGTTGTGGAGCCTACTTCTCCACCACCTGTTGTTGCTAAAGAAGTCGCGGCTGAGATTGGTAAACATATAACAGTAAATGTTCCCCCAGCAGCAGCGCCGCAAAAAGAAATTTTGGCACCACCATTCTCACAACGAATAAAGAATAATGATTCAACGGTGGGTAGATATATCGATAGAGGATATTCTACAGTATAAAAGAAAAGGGGATATGACATTGCGCCATATCCCCTTAGTCTTAGGTGGGTGTTAATTAGAAGGGAATTTCATCGTCTGGATTAAAACCATCTTCATCATTGACTAGATTTTGGAAGAATTTCATATCTTCTTCATCTTCATCAATGGCTTCCTTAACTTCTTTCTTAACCGGCTCCTTTACCGATTTCTTCTTTGTTTCTTCTTTAACTGGAAGTTTTTCATCTTCCGCCCTTGACTGTTGACGCCCACCTGAGAGCACCAGATTCAAACGTGCTTCTAGGTCTTCATATGACTTGAACTTATCAGGGTCAATATATTGTGAAAGTCTAAAACGACTGTTTAAAATTTCAAGCAATTCCTCATCGTCTTCTGTAATAGATGATGGTGCTTCAAACTCTGATTTATCAAAGTTGGCAAATCCATCAACTTTACGCATACGCAGCCTGAAATTAGCACCTTCCCAAGGATTGAAAACATCAACTGGTGTCATATCTTCAAACTCAGGATTAATCTTACTCATAATCATTTCATAGATTTTGGTACCACATTTGAAAACCTTCACTTGCCCATTATTCTCTGGATGTTTCGGGTCATCAATAACAAGAATATTGAAATAAAAAGCAACTTTCCGCTTTCTTTCTCTTGCTATGTCTTGAACATCTTTGGGAAGACTGTCCCATTTGCGACCAGCGACAATATCCTTATTGACGTGATTGACAACAGGATCTTCTTTATTAATGGTAGTCAAGCAATTTTCAATATACCATTGTCCTGTTGGACCCTGAAATCCGTGAGAAAATGTTTTTACCCAAGGCAATTCATCGTCTGGGTGTTGTGGAAGAAAACGAATAAGAGCAGAGCCGTTGCCAGCCTTGTCACGTTCTACTGCCCAAATTTTATCATCTGTATAAGATTTCTTTTCGTTTTGCTTCTCCAATGCTGCGGCAATTTGAGCAAGATTACTTTTAGCCGATTTACGCATTGCTTTTAACTGAGATAAGTCCATTCCTGCCATATTGGTTAAACCCTTTCGTAATTTTCGTTGACTTCGTTGACTTCGTAACTTTCGTAATGAAAAAAATCATCATCAAAAGTTGCTAACATACCTCGACCAGGTCTGTTCATAGTCCTGCGAGGCTTCCGCTTCTTCACTTCTTCTACTTCTTTCCACTTTTTCATCTGTTAAGTCTCTCTTATCCTTTCTATGATAGAGTTATATTTGCCTTCATCAACATTAATGAAGGTACCAAGTTTCCTAATTCGGAGAATGTCCTTGTGCCACATGGGGTGTTTGTCTAACAATGGTTTGGTGAAGTCTTGTAATCTGCAAAGGATTGCTAAAGACTCTATGTTTAGTTTGTTAGACAACGCCATCTGGATGATAGCAGGTAATTCATTCTCCGAATAGAAAACATCCCAAAAATCTATACCTTTAAATTCGCAATATTCCTTTATATATTTTATATCTTGCGTAAAATTATAAGAAAGTGATTCCTTATTCTTACACCATTTCTTATATAGTAAAACTGACTTCTCGTAATCCGCAAATGGATACTCATTTTTATAAGCAAAATTAGCTACCAAAAATGATGTTGCTTGTTTTGGAGTTTGAAATTTAGCAGATATGTAAACTATGAGTTTACAATCCCGTCTTTTTTCAAAGTTGTACTTAGTGGCGCCTTTTGTTCTACATTTCTTTTCTATCAAATCGTAAGATTCGGAATTGAAGTGTGCCTTTATACCCATATACCACTTATAAAATTTCAAGGGCTCAACCATATTAATTTCTTTCGTACAAATTTATTTACTAAATAGATAATAACAGAAAGTTATTCTGTTGTCAACTAAACTTAAATAATTCTGCCTTGTCGGCCATTTTTATGCCAATCGATGTATTCTTGGGCTTTAGATCGTGTCGATGATGTATTTATACCACCTTGAAGAAACAAATTTAATGGTAATACAGGAATCTGACGCCACTTAATCATCCACCACTTCTTATACTGCGCTTCATACCCTAAGTAGGAGTCAGTAACTATTCGGTATTTTATCTTAAACATTATTCGGTCCTCGTGTAAATGATAATTCGGTTTTCGTCATAATCGTGGACAACCTTATATACGGTTGGGTATGGATATATTCCATCACAGCAAATCTTTTCGCCAACTCTTGGCACTGGCAACATACTACCTAATTTACGCTCTGACCCATCGGGGAATACGATAAGAAGGTTCATATTAACTCCTAAAAAAGACTTGATTGTTTAGGCAACATTCCCATTTCAGAAAATTCAATAGCTAACTTTTCTTTCAATTGGGTGTTCACCATAGGTACTAGTTTTTCATATTCAACATCGTTCTTTTCGCAATAATCCAGAATAACAGAATAACATTCCTCACGTCTTCGAATAGCCTCTTGTTCGATGAAATAGGAAAATTCATTTGCCGTCTTGAATACTTTAGGCTTTGGTTGTATAGCGGTCGATTCTGTTAATGGCGTCATCATAAATTTCATATTCCTTATATTTTTTGTTATAGAGTTTCCACTCTGGGGCATCAGGATTTTCTGGATCAAGATTAACTTTTTCCGTAAATATGGTAAAAAATTCATCCAGTTTATCAAGTTCTTCTTTATATTCTTTCCTTAATCGGGAAAGAGATTTTCTATGGGGATAAACACTAAAAACAAAATCATCCTCTATTTTTTTCTCAAGTTCTTTACTCATAATCAATCTTCTCCATACCATTGTTTTGGTGTTATAACGAATTCTGTACAAAAACAAGCAAGAAGGAACCACCAGCCACTAAATCCTAAGATGAAAACGGCGTAACCAGTCCCACCGAAAAGAAGAACCATCATAAAAATAATGTAAATTAAATAAGTAAATTCTTTCATTCTGTTATACTCACTTCACGACCATTAGGAGTATAACACTTCCATTCATCATTGTCAAATACATAAATGTATTGGGCAGTACGAAATTCGCTCTTAATGTAATACAGGGAATGGCAATTATGGGGTCCTTCGTAGTCCTCGCCTTTGTCACGATGATAAAACTCACAATTTTCAACACAATCCGCTAAAGATGACATATCACCAAAAGCTAAAAGTTCTTCAATCTTTTCCTTGGTGTCGTAATATCGTTTAAGAAGCATACCATTATGGGATGGATATCCATCCCAGTGGCAATAAACTGTCTTGAAACCGTTTTCTTCAACTTTAAGGGCAATTGCGGAATTCGTAGACATAATAATTATCCTTTAATTTTATCTCTTTGTTTGTAAAGTTCATCACATAATTCGTGATAAATATGACCGGCTTCAAAATCAGCTTTTTTAAGCCCCGGAGTTTTGTATGTCTCGAAAAAATTTTCAATCATTTTCTTTGTTGCGTTAATATGATATTCATTAGTACAACTTTTAATGACTTTCACAATCTTCATCATATCAGCAGTTCTTTGTTTCATAATAAATCTCCTTCTCAAAAGTGTTTTGTTTCTCTAAACTACAGGTACAGTATAACTGGAACGAAAAGAGAAGTCAACAAAATAATGCGCCAATTCCGAAGAAAAAGCGCATTTTTTATTTGCGAACAGCGAATGGATTAATCTTCCAATTTAGCGATTATCCATTCTTTTATAATAGCATTGCGGACAATATCATCAATACCAAATTCTACTTGGGATGATGATTTCATTTTATCCAATGTTTTCATAAATTTTATGATACCAGATTTATCTCCATTTTTAGTAAGGTCTGTTTGTCTGTAGTCACCGCAAAACATAATTTTACTGTTGTTGCCAAGTCGGGTAATTACAGTATCTATTTCTTCAAAATTACCATTTTGTATTTCGTCAAAAATAATAATACTGTTATCATAAGTTACCCCTCTTAAAAATGAGGTAGATACAAACTCAATAACACCTTGCCCGACTAATTTATTCCAAGCATCCTTTCTATTAAAAAGAGTTGTACAAATGTGCTTATACGGCTCTGTATATGCCTCCATTTTTTCTTTAATATTACCAGGTAGAAATCCTTGGTCTCTTGATTGAACAGCAGTTCTTATGATGATTACCTTTCTATATCTGGATGATTGGTCTAATACTTCTTCCAATGCCTTATACAAAGAGCAAAATGTTTTACCAGTTCCAGCTATCCCGTGAAGATTAATAAACTTATTACCTGAATTATACAAGTCAAAAAACAATTGTTGGTTTTCTGTCTTTGGAGAAATAGGTTCTAAGTGGGATAAATCCAATACTGAATTCTGGGTATTACCATTGATCTTCGCTCTGCGGTCTTTTCGTTTATTCTTCTTTGTCTTAGGAGTATTCTGTATATACCGCAGATTGGATTGTGGGGAAGAGTGCATATATATCCTTTACTGTGATTAAATGGCATTACATAGTCATTCGACCAGCGTGGATAATAAAAAGTTCACCTCCTTTCTATTTTATTCCATTTTAAATCCTAAAGGTCTATTATCAGGCTTCTTAGACATACCATTATAAGAAAATCTAAAATTACTACCTTTAAATTCCGAATACTTTATTGATATTTTGTCATTTGTTAAATTAACTTCAACTTGATTAATGTTACTACCCATATTTAGAAGTGTTGTTAATACTTTTTTATAATTACCCGTGTTATTAAGATATTTGACGATATATGACCCCATTGGATAATATAGATAACCATTCTTGAAAGCAACAGGACTAGACTGATTAAACATAAACTCTAATACATCACCGGTTGTTTTTGGTACAGAATCTAAGTCTCCAAGAATTTTATTATATATCTCATTCATAACTTCCGAAAATACTACACTGTTTATCTCTTTCTTCATATTAAGGAACCATTTGTTTAATGATTCCTGTGATAGATCAGCTATCTTATTCTTGGGGGTAATACTATTTAATTTTTCCACAATAAGTTTTTGTTTGTTCGGTAATACATCCTTGAAGAATGTTTCTATACTTGTTAAAGTTGTGTGTTGTTTTTCTTTGTTATTAATAATCTTTTGTATTATTTCAATCTCATTTTTATATGTTTCTAATATCTTATTTCTTGGTGGCTTATTTAATGTTTTAATGATAAAATTAATATTATCCATAGAAGTAGAACTACCGCCACCAGCTTTAACACTAAACAATATTTCTAAATCATCTTTGGTTGTACCAGAAAAATCAAACAACTGTTGACTGATATCCGAAGGAAAAGAGACCTCTTTTATGTCGGAAGATACTTTTAGAACATAAAGAGCAGCTAATACCTCCCCGAAATTCTTGCTTAGTATTTTTAATTCGTGATCGGGCAACAAGAATTTTTGATTTATTCGCAAGGATTCTGTTTTTAGAACAGTACCCGTATGTCTTTCTATTAAAGACATACAATAATCCGCAAACTCAATTATGTTTTCATATTTTTCTTCTTTATAATAAAGACGAAAGTTTGTTAATGTTTTTTTGTGTAAATCTAAAACGCTGGAGTAAATAATTCCCTGTAAATGAAGTTTGTCTGGAGTATACTCTTTTGAATTAAGATTTGGTTTTGTTTTATTCGTTGGTTTACGGATATTGGAAATAGAAAGAAATCCTTCTTTCCCTCTAATTTTTATTAGAGCAAATTTACTGTTTTTGTTTTCTGTTAGTTCTTTTGATAATATTTTTAGTTCTTCTCCCTTTTTAACATTAAAAATTGAATTAAATTTATTGTCAAATAATATACCGTCTTTGTCCACTAATAAAGTGCTTATTTTTATTTTATCAAATTCATCAACAATATAATAATTCCAGTTGGGCTTACCACCAGAACGTGAGTTACCAGTTAAAGATGCCATTTAATTAATCTCTAGTGATAAACTTGAGTATATCATTTACTTGGTTCCTACTTTTAGTTTTCTTGAGAATACCAATATTATCACCGTAGAAGTTATTATACCCACCTTTTAATTGACGATAATAATTTATATTGTAATCTTTACCAGCAGTACCCTTTGTTTCACCAAAGTCTTTAATAATATGGGATTTTAATGTATATCCCATTTGTTGTACCATCATAAACAGGTATAATCCAAGTTCCAATTCTTCACTATTCACATACACATTACTACAGGCAATAACAATATGTCCTTTATCTTCTAAGTATTTATCTACATTGATAATTACATCTTTGAACCATTGAAGAAATGCTAACATATCAGGCTGATTAGATCCATCCGCAGCATCATCTGAATACTTAACAATATTGTGATACGGCGGGTGAATAAGAGCTAATTTAACTTTACATCCCGGATCAAATGTTCTGGAATCACCTTGTTGAATATAATCTTCAACTGGATTCAAATCATTAATAATGCACCGTCTGTCCAATAATTGAGACACTTTATAATCAGTACCAGACCCACCGAAAACAGACCAAACAACGTCATCTTTTTCAGTGAATCTGGTAATCATCTGATAAGGAATTTCTGGTATCCATAATCCGTGGAAAGAAGATGAATTACCAGGAAGTTCTTTCCTTTTAGGAATAACAAATTTCTTAGAATTCTTGCCAATCGATTCAGAAGAAATCCATAAAGCATCTGTTGTTATTTTCAGATCATCTTTATATGTTCGCCATTCAGTTGGATCAATTTTGTCCAAGAGATTGGTTCCATCAACATCATCATCAACAAATTCAGATAAACTCATTATATTTCCTAATAAGCAGAATCAATGTATTGGGTAAGACCTTTACCACCAGGAGTACGTTCACCAATGTTCCTAAGAACATCTTTAAACTCAGGATCTATTTTCTTTCTGCCCATAGATACGGGATCACCAACTTTAGTTTCAGCAATCGTCTGTGACAAGTGAGTATTTTCTTTTTTAAATGAATCCAGCTCGGCCATTTTTATTTTGTGTTCTTCTTTGTTACCTGTTACATTATTTATGAATACATACGTAGGCATTTTTACTCCTTAAAATGGGAATTCATCTTCGTCTTCTTTGTGTTTCTCTGGACTAAAATTAAAAACAATATTCTTAAAACATTCAAATACTGCCACTCGGGCATCCTTAAATAAGCGAACATTATTATACAATTCACAACAACTCAAGGCGTCAAATGCTTCATTAATCAACTTAATTTTTTCAAGACCCTCTTTATCATAGGTGATGATATTAACCATCACCTCATCCAATATAGGACCTTCTGTTCGTGAATATGCTTCTTCGGTTCTTGCTTTATATAGCTTGAATTTAAAATTACCAAGATTACGCATTAAGTTAGTATTTAAGGTCTCATGGTCACAAGCAGACGTGCCGTACAAATGCGCCACTTTTACAAGTTGCTCAATACGCGGCAATAATTTATTAAATTTTTTATCTTCCATACAGAAATCATAATCGGAATCTTCTGTGAATCCACCATATGCTCTGCTACCAATTAAGATAGAATTATCTTTCAAGTAGTTGAATACTTCTGCCAACTTATACATTTCTTTGATATTCATTACTGGTAATCCAATTTTATATTTGTCCAGTGATGAAAATGCTTCTGCTTTAAAATTCTTCATCAATTAACTCCTGTTGAATTATACCCAGATTCTCCACGATCCGTTTTATCAAGCTCATACACAGGAATAAAATTTGCCTGATACACAGGGCAAATAACCCCTTGGGCAATTCGTTCCCCAGCAGATATTTCAAGCATTTCATCGCCAATATTATGAACGATAACTCCGACCTCGCCTCGATAACCAGAATCAACAGTGCCTGGGCTGTTAGCTACAACAAATCCTCTTTTAAGTGGTGAACCAGATCGTGTTCTTACTTGTAATTCGTAACCGAAAGGTACCGCTACTTTGATTCCAGTTTTAATTACAATGGCCCCACCCGGTGACACGAAATATTCAGTATCCGCTCTAAGATCAAATCCTGAATCACCTTCTTTTTCATAACGTAATGGATCACCACAATAATTATCAAGATAAACAATCTTTACGTCAATATCTTTGGTACAGTTACAATTACACATAATTTCCTTTCGTTAATAGATATCTTCGGTAGTAACGTTGGCTTCTGGAAACACACCTTTAAAAAATTCGTCTAAATCTTCTCCTGGAGCATCATCGTGGCTCCAGTAATATTGATATATTTTACCGTCTTTTTGAATGTAGATCTGGAATCCATCACAATAAGTTTCGATATGAATTTCCATTATTTTCTCCTTTTTTAGGGGGTGAAAATGGGCAAAAACCAAGCCATCGAGGTGCAAATTTCCACCATTTGCGCTTCTTCCCTTTGCCGATATAATAAACTTCTTTATCGGGAAACATATATACGTTAAATGTGTCAAAGGAGTCCACATAACAAGCATCGTCACAGTAATAAATTATATTTTCTTCTACTTTTAACACATAATAAGTACTGTGTCGTATCCACCAACAAACTTCTGGATCATTGAACAAAAACCAATCGCCTTCTTCAAGATCACACATTAATTTTTTTTTCATTTTCATTTCCTATTTCTTACTTTAGATTTCTTAGCAGCTTTCTTTTTAGCTGTTCGTTCTTTTCTAATTTTTGATGTGATTAAAGATCTACTCTTTTCTTTTGGTTCAATATAAGGTTGTGAAGTGATAAATGCTTGCGCAAGAGAATTATAAACTTCAAAGTCCCTTAATGACTTATATTCCGAATCATTTACTTCTTGTTCCACAATATATTCTCCGTGTAATCCGTTCAATGATTCAGGTATAAGCCATTCTTCTTTATACATAATAATATCCCCTCTCAAAAGTTTAGTTAATTATAACATCATAGTTCGTTTGTGTCAAATCTTTTTATAGGTAAAACCTCTGTTGCCCAATTAACGATAACCCAATCTTCTACACAACTATCTTTGTAAATTTCGCTGTCTTCGGCCGCACAATCTCCGGCAGACCACCAATTAAAATTTTCATCAATAATATCTTGATATGTATAATATCTAGACCTTAGGGAATAGTCGCCTTTTGAAGGGTCTGTCGGATCATCAACCATCCAGACCTTATCTTTCAGTTTAATAGGAAAGTTAATGCGGCTAGCTTGATCAATCAACCATTGTATTTCTTCTGGCGTAAGATTGACTGATTCTGAATCCCATTTTTCTTTTATTGTTCTAAGATTCACGACCATTCTCCTTTTTTATGCGCCACTTATGGCCGGAATACCCAGAAAAAGTCATCCAACCTGTATCCCCGCCAGTGATTCCTCCATGACCTGTATCAAATCCACAAGTGAATTCTTCGCCAACAACAGAGAAGAATGCAGAGTCTTTACCATTTGGTGTAAGTGTAATATCGGTAATTTTGGTTTCAATACAATAGCCCATATCTAGGTCTTGTAAGATTCCACCGATAAATTCGTCTTTTTTCTCAACAAAATTACCCCACATTGGATAAAATTTACCATTAACTTCCATTATTATTCTCCTGATTGATTATTAGTTAACCCAAAAGTGTTAGCAGACGTTCTGCCACGTAACGAGATGCAACAACGCTATGTTTAGAATCGAATTCATTGGCCAATCGTTCTAGTGACATTATCAATTTCTCAATTTCAGAATCACGATAAGCTAGTTCAGCAGCAATAGCAACTTTAGAAAGCAAATCCTCTTCGGTCATTGCCATCATATGTTTAGTGAACCATTTGGCAATAGCAGGATCATCAATAAAATCACGTTCTTCATACAGGTTCATACCAAAAACTCCTCATAAGTTTTGATTTCAATACCCAATTCCTTAGCTTTCTTTGTCTTGCTACTGTTAGAATTAGGATCATCAGTGAGCAATAAGGTAACACCCTTTTTAACAGACGATTCTACCGTGTGACCCATTTCTTCCAGCTTCTTAGTCAACTCTTTACGACCTAGTTCTGCTTTCCCAGTACAGACAAGGGTATACCCTTCTGTTCTTTTAGTCAACTCTTTTTTCTTTATTACACAGAAACGGGAAAGAATATTAAACATCTTACGAAATTTGACCATATTTTTCATAACAGTTCTGGATAAAACATCACCAAATCCATCTATATGAGAAATGGATAAAGAGATACAACACTTATCTAAAAATTCTTCAACAGAGCCAAAATGATCAATCAACTTTTGGCATTGTTTGTTACCCAACCCTTGAACCATAGCACATTCCATTACTTGTGCTTCTGTTAGTGTAATATTATCCAGTTTCGAAATGATATTCTGGGCTTTACGTTTGCCAATACCGTCAAATTTCAATAATTCATCTTCGGTAATTTCAAAGATATCTTCAAGTGTGGTATACCCATTCTTATGGAGTAATTCTACAGTAGAATTGGAAATGTATTCAAGATCAAATACACCAAAACAGTGTTGTAAAAGAGTAAGACTATCTTCCCGGCAATTGTCACATTCCATATGAACGCCATTGGCAGACAGTGTACCCACCATACCGCAGTTGGGGCAATATACAATAGGAATATGATAACTCGTTTTAACAACATTAGTGATATAAGGAATAATATCTCCCGATTTAATTACTTTTATTTCGGCACCAATTCCCAGACCAGCTTCTCTAACGATACCAAAGTTAGACGCTGAAACACGACTAACGGTGGTACCATCAATATCAACAGGCGTTTCAAGAACAATAACAGGAGTAAGACGACCGTGTTTGCCTAGATTCCATTCAATGTACCCAACACGGGCAGCAACACCATCCTTGTTGAATTTCAATGCCACTTTGTTAGAAGGAATCAATGGGTCATCTTCTTTATACTTCTTTTCTTTTAGTTCTACAACAAGACCGTCAATTTCATACTTATAGGTATCTTTGCGGTAATGAAAATAATCCTCTAGTTCATCGTAATTATCACAGTTGTAAGTGGAAAGATTACCAAATGGGATAATATCAATCTTCCCTAAAGACTCTTTATCAATTTCCTTCTTACCAAGAATGCCAGCACAGACATTCCGTAGATTTTTCTCATAATCTTTTTGGAACTTCTTAGGAATAATAGCTTCGCAAGGAATAGAACAGAATGGTAAACACTTAATATTTTCAGGTAGGTCACCGATGTTACAGTAATGTATCTTATCGGTAATATCAGATCCTTCGTAACCATCGCCACGGGTGATAGCTTGTACAATGTTGCCATCAGCATCAACAATCAATTCAACAGAATTACCATCCAGTTTAGGCTGAACAGCTACTTCTATATCTTTTGGCAACCATTTAAGATATTCTTCTTTAGTCTTAATCTTTTTCAGACTACCCATAGGCTGGAAGTGTTTCGCTTTGTTACGAAAATTCTTTATTTCCAATCCGTTATCAGCCAACAAATCATATTCTTGATCACGGAGAATTGGTTCCCCAGTAGAATAATATTCGTCATTGGCAATTTCTGTCAGTTTTTTCATTCTAATATCCTAGTTGAAGGTTAATAAATTAACTTCGTGAAATTTAATATCATATCCCAATTCTTTTTTCAGTAATTCAAGAGTTTCCCCTTTTCTCCCGATCAACAACCCTGGTCTCCTAAGATAGACGTTCAAAGCTCCATTTTTAACCTCAAGTTTACAAATACCCAAAGTAAAAGAATCACTGACTGATAAATCAATATATTCTTTATCATCTAAGAGAAACAAGAATTTATTTTTTATTCCAATCTCAGTTAGTACATTCATTCAAACACCTCCAAAATATTATCAGAATTCACCAAAAGGGAAATACGATCATACCCAAATTTTTCCAATGGGACATCAAGTTCAACATCGTGCTGAATTGTGCCGCCATACTTAACACGGCTGTTAATAACAATTCCAGTGAAAACATATTCACCGAGATATTTCGCTTTTACTGTTTTGCCTTCAAGATTCCAAGTCATAATAGTCCCTTTTATTATAAATTTTTCGCGAAGGATGCGGCCACAAGGAATGCCATCACTTTTGGAGAAATTTTGTCTTGCTTCACCCACATATAAATTGTTTTAATCATACTATCATAATCTTTCTGTTTTACTAATTTGTCCAATGCTTCAACGTTATCCATTTTCATAATCTAAATTCTCCTTAATAAGTGATATAAGCAACTTCATCAATTAGACTAATAATTTTAACACGAGGATTTTCATACTTTATTAATTCAATCTTTTCAGCAGTCAGACCACTAACAAACGCTTCGGCACACCCATACTCACCGTGTTTTGTTTTCGTGATACGAACTTTCAGTTTGTCGCCATAAGGACCAGTAATATCGTGTTTCTTCAAAATGTTTTTCAATACTTTAGTCTGGGTAATCATAATAAAAAACCTCTTTTCGATTATTGGTATCTCTTAGTTACAGAAATAGTATAATCGGAAAGAGGTTTAATGTCAACACTTATTTTCAATAAAAACGAAATTATTTAGCTCTGGTCCTCGTAGGTTTTGGAACATTGGCCTCATCTTGAACATCTTCCTCAAACGGTACAGGCACATCTTGACCGACATTATCTTTCGGGGGTGCCTGATGAACAACAAGATTCGGCAATTGATCCTTTGCTTGATCAATCATTTTATTAATAAGTGAGGCAACAGTATTAAACGGCTGAGTACCTAATGCCGCGATAATTTTATTTGCTTCCTCGATACTAAGATAAAAATTAACAAAAATTTCACTATCAGCTACTGGTTCATTTTCTTTTGACATTTTTTCTTCCTTTCAGTTAGAGATACATTAATTAGTCTTCATCTACTCTTTTTAACTCAACTATTTGTTCATTGATACACTCAAATTTACCATCATACGTAGGACCGTGATCCGTATGATAATGGGCGCAATACCATTTGGTATAAAAAATATGATGGTCAAAAATTTCTTGTAGTCTTTCTTCTGACGCATCTGGAGTCCAGATATGCGACAGTTCTTTAGGCATACAACCTCTAGCTTTAGACACTGGAGCGCAATGTGACAATATATAATCTGCACTAAATCCGTTTGCTTCCAAAGTAGATTTGGCTTGCGTAATATCGGAATCAGTAATTTCTTCTTCTTTCCACATCGACTTTCCCCAAGTCCGATATTGTCTATCGTGAGAATGGGCACCGCCTATAGTAAGAAGTTTTAAATTATTGATTCGGTAAATCTGCCCTCTTTGTAAGTGAAAAATTGAATGCCCTGCTATACCAACGCTGCCGCCAAATTTTAGTTTTTGTGGTAAATTATTAAGAATAACAAAATTTTCGTGATTCCCATCAATAAAGCAAGTAGTAAATGGTCGATCATCCAACCATTCCAACCAATAATCTTCTTCTTTGGATCTATACTCAGACCAGATTAACCCGAAGTCCCCTAAGACAATTATCACATCTTCTTTAGTTAGTTTTCTTGATTCTTCCCAATTTTTCAATGATAATCTTCTTGGATTACCGTGAATATCTCCTGTTACAAAAACACGTCCCATTTTTAAACCTCGATTAATTTACCTTTCCCTTCGTTACCAGGATAGCGAACATCGCCACAGGATATACACCTTAGTAATTGAACAGCATATTCCATTTCTTGACCATTAGGACTCATAATAGCGGGCACTTCTTTAAGAAGCATAACACTTTCAAAGAGTTCACCTCCACAATGACATTTAATGGTTTTTAGATTAAACAAGTCAACAGTTACATTATTAGTCATCAGTTTTCCTTTCGTTAATCATTAAAGTATATCTTATATAGTGATAGAGGTCAATACAATTATTCTTTATTTCCAGTAACCAAGCATTCCCAAACAAAAGGATAAAGACCTGATATAATTTCCGAAACTTGTTTAGCGAAATCCTGTGCCTCTTTTTGGGCGTGAGGATCAAGGCGTTGATTACATACTCTTGACCAAAACAGAACAGACCCAGTCCATATCCAGTTAGTGTTTGTATTTAGTGGCAAAACCATTCGTGCCATTTCTGGTGCCACCCCCATTTGTAATAGATAATTATAGTCTTTTAGTGCTTTCTTACTTGCTCTTGTTATAATATCAATACCTACAATATTGTGTTGAATAGGATCGCCTGACCCCTGCTTAATACTACCATCTGGTCTAGACCGTAATTCCTTCGGTATCCAGAAAGTAGGTTCAGTGTCAATATACCTCCTAGATTCTTCATTCCATACTCCACCTATTTGATGTTTAACAAGTTGTCTAGCAACAAAAATAGGTGCCTTACAACGAACCTGAACAGTTGTATGGGCAAACGGTGTCCAATGATCGTGGTCTGCCAGATACTTAATAAGACCTTTATCCATTACTGTGAATGGAGCATCTTTAGCTTTAGCTTTAGCGAATGATACACGGGCAGCATTTACTACCGAATTATCATTTCCCATATGATCAACATATTCTACACTAATTTCTTCTTGTATCATTAGAACATCTCCATCTGCCTAGTATCTTTTTCTGATGGGGTCACAATTTGTGTCTGGTTAAAATTTGATAAGACAAAATCAAATAATTCTTTGCCTATAATAGGAACCATATTATTCCGTTCCTTTTCCAATAATTTTACCATTGATTCCGCTATATTGATCATCATCGTATCTTCATCAATATCAGAACTAACAAGATAATCAATTTCGTGGAGAAGAAATTCTAAGTATTCAGTAAAGAAAGCCGCACAATAGAAAACTTGAATAGTGTGGTCTTTGAAGTTTCTCTTATACCCATATTCATCTTCTTCATTATTTGTTCTGATAAGATGTTTTAACTGTCTTGACCAATCATTTAACTGATAATTCTTGTAATCAAAATACCCACCACTCATAATTTACTCCTTATTGTACATCCATTTTATTAAATATTTCTTCTGCTGATTCAATAACATAATATTCTTTATCATTAGTTAGAAGAATCTTCGTGTAATTAAATTCCGGATATTCAATAATTGACAATATATTATTTTCATTTGTGTTAATCCAGATGTTTCTTTCTGTAGCTTTACCAGACACCTCATAATAATCGTGAGCTTCTTGATACATTGTTAATTTAACATATATTGTTGTTTTTGACGACCACATTATTTTTTACTCCTCATATCTCATATATATCTGATTGAAAGTAAGATCCACATTGATCGCACGGATCATCGTCAACCTTATTAATATCAGACTCTATTAAATACAAAAGATCAATGATCATTTCGTATTCTCTACCTTCATATTCCTTGGTTATTTTATTAATAACTTCTTTAGATATAGATTTTATTGCGCCAGGCGGTAGACTATACCAAACAGTCCCATCAACAATAATATTACGACCATAACAACCGTCTGTTATTTCTATTCGCATCCTGGTGGCTCCAATTCAGCAAAAAGTTTACAATCATTATTACAATTCATTTCTTGTGGAGTTTTCTGATAAATTAATTTTTGTTCTAACCAAGAATCAATAAAAACGGTATTGTTAGGATGTATACATTCATACGTTGTATTGTCTCTCCTAAACCTTCCTATACCTGAAAAATATCGACAATTTATACAATAGACTTTTGCTTGACACATTTTTCTCTCCTTATTTCCTCACAAAGACATTCAAACTCATTCCATAACTGATTCATACGCATTTCGTGAAGAACATTGATACCAAGCAAAGCATTAGCAACATCATCTTCATCCATTTTTGGTCCGTCAAGAAATTGAAAATACAAAAGATCAACATCAGAACTAGTTTGCCACGCCTGCATAATTTTTTGTTCTAATTTAAGAATATTCATAATTTTCTCCATTAAAGAGCAAACATAATTGCCCAAAAAGTTACCGCTACTAAAAATGGTCGCATAGGATAGTAAGTTCTTCTAGTGTTGGATAACTGATCACACAATCTTAGGGTCGATTTGGGATAAGTAATCTTGTTAATTAAACAACTAAAGAAAAATAATGTAAAAAGTGGAGCAAGAACATAAGACATATACTTTAGAATCACAAACACGGGTTCCATAATAAATCTCCTTAAAAGAAATGGTACCGATTCTTCTTAAAATCATCCCACTCTACCTCAGACAACCAAACGACAGCTTCAAAAGGTCCTTGTGAAGATGATTCAACGTCAATAATTGTTTGTTCTTCTGCTTCTTGTTTGGTGATAAATCCAACACACTGACCCCCACAAGGGGAATAAATTTCATAGATTTGTTTTATCATAAGCTAAACATTCCTATAATAACAAAATACATTAAGATACAGAAAATACAAAGACCGAATCCAGGTAAAATATAATCTTTCATATTTACTCCGCCATCGTAAGAGTGATAATAACTTTAGTTTCAATAAACCGAATAAGCGCGGTAGAAAAACAAGTATTTTTTTCGCCTATGAATTCTTCACAAGCATTACGAACATCCTCAAAAGTAACATTCTTACTAGAAAGTTCGGCAATCAGTTCGTCAAAATGACCAGTGGCATAAAGTTCTTTGATATAAGCGAGGTCAGCCATAAGATTTGTCATCATCAATCTCCTTCTCAAAAGTGAATGTTTCTCTCAACTACAGGTACAGTGTAACTGGAACGAAAAGAGATGTCAAGAAAAAAAATGAATTAACCTATAAAAACATCACCAGACCCAGAAGTAATAATATTATCAGAAGTGTATTCGTCTCCAACTCTACCTACTCCTCGGCCATTAGCAAAAACTGTACTTGAGAATGTTGTTAATCCAGACATATCTGGTCCACACCCAGCGGCATTATGAATCTGTACCATATCTCCAGCTCGAACAGCACCTTTACCATTAAAGAAAGTATCACCAGACCCTTCGGCAGTAGCAGTAGTTACTGGTCTTGGGCAATTCTTACCTGTGCCTGTCTTACTAAAAACAGTATCGGTACCACTAGCTCTAGCAGCACTTGGCATTTATACAACTCTCCTTGGCGCTCGTTCTAACAATCTAACTTTTGATTCTTCTACTTGAGCTTGAAATGATTGAAGTGAAATCTGCCAGCTCCAATAAACAAATTGATCCAATGTAAAATTTATTGTTCCACCAGGTACAATTGTTGATTCTATTGAAATTTCATCATACGTGATAAACAACTCATAAAAAATCTTCTTTTCATCTATAGGTGGTTGTCTCCATTCTTTGACAGCCATCCAATCTTCATTGTTAACCCTAGGCAACTCTTTTGTTGATAAGTCATCAAAGATGAAAATAAACTTTTCTTCTGGAAATGCTCCAGAAATAGTAGGTGCCACGTTGATAATATCAGTGTTCATTATATTGACAGTTATACTATCCACCGGGGGCTTATCAATATACCCGACTTCTAATATATCAGGGAAAGCTACGAACTCATTTGTTACTGCTTCTTCACCTTCTCCCGTTGTTTGTGTATATCGATGTTCTACCCACAATTCAATGTCAAACTCGCACGGTTGACCATCATATACAGAGGGAATATTAGCACCAAAAATTGGATTGCCTTCCATATCGAATTCATCAGGGGGGTAATTATCGCCTGATATTGAAGGCCAATTAAACGGCGGCACCGGATTAACCATATAATTTGATATTGTTGTTATTGTTGGTTCGCTAAATGGCATTTTTTACTCTCAATCAGTAAAGGTACTAGTTTGTCAAAATTCTTCTTCGTCAACGCAACATCGGGATTCAAATGTATTTCTTTGGCAATCTGGACGTTCATACCAGAATCAATACGTACATAATGTCCCAAGTTCTCTATCATCAAGTTACATTTTGTCTTGACATAAACAACATCATCAATGACCTCAATCGTGTCTATTATGTTGTTCAGTAGAACTTTCAGTTTGTCCTCTGGGGTAGTCGCTATGAATCTTGTGTTTTGTTTTTCTGGTGTATTTTTTATCATCGTGACAAACAGTACCTTTAGCTGTTGGTTTTCTTATTATGTCTACTATTCTTTTTTCTTTTTTCATCCCGCCTGCTTCTTAACCACTCTTTTATTAATTGTTTTTGTTTTATATCATCAGAATCATCCACGTTTCTATCCTTTGTTCTTCCACCAACTACATATTTTCTATTCCCTGAATTAGAATCAATTATTTTTGGCATAATTATTCCTTATCGGGCTTACTATCAACTACTTCTGAAAATTCATCTTTATTAATATACCAAAAAGGTCTTTTACCATCTTCATACATCATCTTACCGAAGTCACTTGGACTTACCGCTAAATGAGCAACTATTCTATAAATGTTCATCATATTAGAATCATCCCAAGAAGAACTTCTTCTAGCCCTAATAAAGATTACTAAAGGGCAAAGAAGAATCCCTAAAATGAGACTCAATAGAAATACTAAAAAGAATCCTAAGTACATATCATTCTCCTAAATTAATTTTCTACCGCCATTAATATCTTCAATAAGCCTGACTCCAGGAACAAAAGTTAATGCTTCGGCCAGCGCATAACTGCCATCAGGATTTCTTTGTTGTGTTGTTACTTGAACAAGGCATCCCCCCACTACTTCCATGGCTTTAGTAGATTTCATCCAGCCTTCTGTTTCACTTGAGGCTTTACAAAGTATTTTAAAAGTATCTCCATTACCTACAATCTTAATATCTTTCACGTTTTCTTTAGTGCTAACTAAGTCAGAATTATGTAAAGTTTTCATTTCTATCCCTTTAATAATGTTTTTGAATCAATAATATCTTCATTTACAGGCACATAAACAACTGTTTTACAATCACCACAAAGGTATTGATTAGTCGTTTCAAATCTAACCATTCGCATTTCTCCCCCACAAGCAGGGCACTTCTTATCTGTATTTTCAAACATCATCTTTTTTCTCCTTTATCAAAGTACGTTTAAATGTACTCTTTTTATACTTATCAAATATTCTATCCCAGTTTCTGGAGAATTCTTCATATTCAACTGAATATGGTCTTGATTTAGATCCTTTGCCGTTTTGTTTCTCTGACATACTATTCCTTTTTAATATATTTCTTTGGTACCCAATTAATGCTACCATCGGTATTAGAATGTAACATAACAGAATCTTCATTTTCTTCTAATACTTCTCCCACTTCTTTCTCTTGTGTATCAGGCCAAATAATTGTTACAAATTTTACCTCTTTCATTTTAATCTCCTTTGTGTTAAGCACATTTAGACCAGAAACACTCCGAACAACTCTGGCAACCATCCCTAAATTCAATAGCAGCACCACATTCGGGGCATTTTGATCCGTTACTTTCTACTTCTTCAATGAACATCATCAGGAATTTCTTCATCCGGAAAATGAAAGAAGACACAGGTACATCCACATTGTCCAGAGTTTTGATAATCTGTATAATTGGCACATTGTGTCTCAACAGCATACCAATTGCCCTACAGACCTTGATAACGTTAGTCTGGGAAGCACTCTTTTGGTTATTATCCTCTACTACATTTTTACTTATACCACTATTATATGCTAAAGTGTTTAGTTTGTCAAGAGCATTATACGTATTAACTTCGGTTTCTCTATTATTAGTGGAAACAAAGATAGCGAATGGATTTGTACATTGCTTGTCTTTGAATGCTACGTGGACATACCATTTCTTGCCTTCTGACTTAATTTTATATCCTTTCATCGGATACTCAGAGGGCAAAGAAACATTATCGTATTGAACAAGGCCACTTTCCTGTTTTTTCCAAACATCAAAGAACTCCTTTTGCTCTTTCGCCTTGTCTTTCTTTGTGTTCTTTTCTTCTTTCTTCACTTCAAGAACAGACCCAATAATATCATTAGGTCGATAAGTGGTACATCCTTTTAGCCCGTTATTATAAGCAAAGTCATAAATTTCTTTGAAGTCTTCAAAAGAAATATCGATCGGGCAATTGGTCGTCTTAGAAACAGCAGTACAAATCCATTTCTGTACAGCCGCTTGAATACGAATATGATCAAGAGGCTTTAAGTCTTGGGCAGTTTCAAAGAAGTCAGGCACAGTACCATCATAATATTCAGAATTCTTATACAGATTCCAGGCATCAGTTTCGACAGTTTCAAAAAAGTCTGATCCATCATCTGCCTTAATCTTGCGAGTATATTCAAGAGCAAAGTTAGGCTCAATACCAGAAGAGGTATTATTCATCACGATACTAATGGTACCAACAGGCGCAATGCTTGTCAACCGTGAATTTCTTAGACCGTGTTTTTTAATTATTTCTTGGATTGATGGTGGTAACAACTGAACATTATAAGATTCCAAGATACGTTCATCATAATCAGGAAATTTACCAAACTCTTTTGCTAACCAAGCAGAAGTTAAGTAAGAATACTCCGATAATGCTCTTGTTACTGTTTCTGCCATTTTAACAGCTCTATCAGACGAATAAGGGATTCTCAACTTGGATAACATATCACCAAGTCCAGTAAATCCTAATCCAATCAATCTCTTTTTTCTTACTTCTTCTGCTTGCTCGGGTAATGGATAATAGCTTATATCCAGCATACGATCAAGCATAACAGTTGTTAGTTGAATCGTTTCAATATAGCGAACCCAATTGAAAACTGCTTTTTCTGAAAATGGATTATCAACCATATTAGAAAGATTAATAGGAGCTAAGTTACAAGAACCGTACCAGTATAGTGGTTGTTCTCCGCAAGGGTTCGTTGTTTGAATATATTCAGAATACCACAGAGTGTTTCTATCATTAATAGTGTCTTCAAAGAGTACACCAGGTTCAGCAAATTTATAATTGGACTCCATAATAAGATCCCACAAATCGCGGGCTTTAACTGTTTCGTGTACGATTATTGGATATCCCTTTTGTTTCCATAATTTAATATTACCATCCCATTCTTCGTCATACTTTTCAAAAGATACATCAGGAAATACTAAATCAAAATCGCCGTTTTCATCTTTGGTTTTCATAAATTCATCAGAAACGAAAACAGACATATTAAAGTTTTTCAAGTCACCTTTACGTTTAGCTGTAATGAATTGTTTAATATCTGGGTGCCAAATACCCATAGCGACCATTTGAGCACCACGGCGTGAATTGCCAGCCTTGATTGTGCTACAAGTAGCGTCAAGAATCTTCAAGAAAGAAACTGCGCCAGATGATGTTGTTTTAGAGGTTGAAATGATAACAGAAGATGGCCGCAAAATAGAAATAGAATACCCTACTCCACCACCTGCTTTCATTGTCATAGCAGATTCTTTAGCCGTGTCCATAATTGCTGACATAGAATCTTTTTTGAAAGGCAACACAAAGCAATTAGAAAGTGTCTGATTCTTTCTGTCAGTACCTACGGTGTACATTCCTCTACCAGCCAATGAGCAAAGGTGCTTTCTTAATTTGTCAGCAGTCTCCGCTTTTACATCTACATCGTGTCCTAAAACATTAGCATATTTTTTTGTTTCTTCTTCTGTTAGATTTCCAAATAATCCTTCTGCTACTCGGTTATAATATTCCAATTCAGTCTCTTGTCCATCACGATATTTTAGTTCCCATATTTGTTGTGAAATTGCTTGGCGAATCATAGAACTCCTCTTTAACAGTTGTTGGTTATTGTGTATAGTATATATTAGACTTTTTACTCATAAATTAAATTGCTAATTTAAATAATAAAAAGAGCCCAAACAACGGGCTCTTTTTATAGTTCTTTAATGAAAATTAGTTTATTTTACTAAACGTCACTCTATTCAACCATCCACGAGCAAATCTCTCTTGTTCAGGTGATTTAGTCATAAATTCGATGTAATGAGCCCCTTGGAGAATGTTGATAATTTTAACTAAAAATCCTACATCATCTTTATCTAGATATGTATGAAGAAGTTTATGTGTAGTCGGTCCATACGCTCCATCTACAACCATATCTGGGTACAATGTAGCATTTCTATTCATCACATTAAGAGCAATTTGTAAATATCGTATTGTTCTGCCAACTCCGAGGTTAACCGAAGTGTCAAACATTTCTTCGGCAAGAGATTGAGGCATATCATCACCACGAAAGGGATTCCAATATAACTGTTTGTATAACTCCCTTACTCGTTGTTGAACCGTTACATTATTTTCAAGTAAGCGATTCAAATCCCTCGCTTTTGCCACCGGCGATCCAGCCAGAGTCTTTTTCACTTCATCAATAACGGCCCAGCCATTCCACTCAGGATGAAATCTTCGGGAAATACCTTTGTAAGTCTCGCCGCCCATATCAACAGGATCATCAGAGTAACCGCCTTCGTGCCCCATTGTTTTATCAAATGATATTTTAAAATCTGCCATTTTATTCTCCTAGTGTTGACTCCACAAGGTTATTCTTGTTTTGTCTATAAACTCTTTATGATTGGATGCGTCAAACTCAAACAGTTGGGTCATTTCAGAAATAGGAAAGGCCGCAATAAACCTACTGTCTTTTTCATTCTGTGTTACAGTAAAACATCTTTTGCCTAAATCTGGTGCCTTAAATATACGAATTATATAATTATTCTTTTTAGGCAATTCAACAAATATAAGTTGTTGAACATTTAATACTTTAGATAATTGATTATAAACAGTCAGACTAGTATTAGTTGTTATAGGTACAGTAAAAGATTCCTCTATTTTTTTCGTTGAAGGATTTTTATAACAATAAAATGGGGTCTGTGTTTTAATTTCAGTCTCTATTCCATCTATTGTCAAATCTTTGTTCATATCAAATTGATCAGAGGATAAAACTACGGTCGACCCTCTTTTCTCGAAGAGATGTTTTACTAATTTCTCGCCGAATTCTCCAATACTGATTTTTTTATTCATAATCAATCAAATTCTCAAGGTCAAATTTCTTTTCTTGAATTGTTTTTTCTTTCCAATGTTTTCGTGGATTACCACACATAAAACAAGAACAAGGTTTAGGAGTATCAACAGCTTTTGAATTTCTTCGCCTGAAGTCTTCTTCATTAGTTTCTAAACAGGTGTAAAAATCCCTGACTGTACTATATCCTACTCGTTTTCTTTTAAGACGATTGGAATGGTGTCTTCTGATAGCCCTCTTACTCATTGCGAATACACCTTTTTTTTAGATGGGTGCGGGGCGTGGATTTGAACCACGTCAATAGGGATATGAGCCCTACTTGTCTACCAAGACTCCCCGCAATAAAATTATTTAGTAATGAATGCCTTCACATCTTTATCAAAACGAGAATCAGAAGCGCGAATACCCAGTTTATGTTTAACAGATTCAAGAGTTTTAGCGTTGGTGTATGCCCCAGTTTCTTTACGGAAAGCAATATTTCTTTCTACAGCTTGGTTGTACTTCGTATCATTTTTATTCTGATCCATGCAATCTCCTTTTATTTAATGAGTGTGGTAGGCTGCCCCGGATTCGAACCGGGAAGCAGATCGTTCTAAGCGACCTAGGTATACCAATTCCCTTCAACAGCCCAAAACTAATTTTAAATCTTCGCAATCTTCTAAAGATATATCTCCATTTATGAATTTCTTATAGTTGTTATTATTATTTTCGTCCCTAATTAACCATATTTTAATATATGGATTACATCTAAAAACTTTTTTATATTTTTCTATATCACGATTAGATAACCACCCCTTAACTTCAATATAGATATTTTCACCTACACAAAAATCGGGAGTATATCTTCTATGCTCGTCATACGATATTTTAATTCTCGATACTTTATAACCACTAGACAGTAGTTTTTCACCAACATTTAATTCCCACGTACCCTGAACCTTTATTCCATTAGAAAGTTTCGCCCATTTAATATGAGGCGAATTCTCTAAGTATTCAGTTCTTTTTTGGATAAATATCTCTTTGTTTCCTCGGTATGGGGTCTAGAATTATTTAAAATACCTTCGTTATGAAGTTGTTTAAGTGTTTCTGACAACCTCATTATACTATTATGTGTTTCTTTCGTTAATCCTTTTGCCCATCCTCGTTTACCATCAAATTGTTTTGTGTTTTTCCGACCTTCTTTATATGCTTCTTTTAAGCCTTCTGAATTTTTTGACTTCAAATATGGGCATTTATTATACGAAGATTCACATATTAATTTTCCTGATCTTAATTTAAATTTGGCTTTTTGGTTACACCCATACGCACATAGTTCTGTTGTGTTTACCGGTAAAGCCGTTTTGTGAGCCATTTTATTCCTCTAAGTAAGGCGCCGCCGAGATATCGTCAGGTTGTTTGGCAGTGGTAGCTGTTAAGTTTCCCTAACAACATACTCCACAACCCTCACCGCTAAGTGAGGCTTCCAACTCCGCAAGCTATCGCCTGCGTGTCACGAATATCATCAGCTATTAATTCTGGAGCCCTGTGTCCGATTCGAACGGACGTGACCTTACGGTGTCGGCTTACAAGACCGATGCAATCAACCACTATGCGAACAGGGCAAATAATCTTCTTCTTTTTCTTTACGAATGATAGCAACAGAATCACCTTTCATCCATTGCTTTGACTTCTTTGTACGTTTCCAGCTTCTATCGTTGTTATACCCATACTTGCAAGGAATTTTGTCTGGCATAGTAAAAGTAGTTCCGTATTCTTCAAGAACTTCTCTTTGGTACAACCTATCCTTTACGAAATCTTTTTTCCAAGGAGTACCTTTACCATTCCCTCCACACTTCTTACCCATATGTGGCTTGTAACGATGTATACCAGGAACTGGTTCAGCACGAAAGAGATATGGAATACCGTAGTAAACTTTTTCGCCAGTATAAGTATAAACTCTGCGAGTAGTTAACCAATCATCTGATACATAGTCAACTACGAATTTATATCTCCAGTTACGAACCTTTTCTCCATACTTGTACTTCATTTTTACCTCCGATTATGTTAGTGTTAGCTACATAATCGGTTTGCTACCATTCCCCTTTTACGCCAAGAAATCATTTTAGTACCTCTTTAGTTTGGTTTATAGTCTATTCCGTATTTAATTAATAATTTAATGATCTTTTTCAATTCATCCATTGTTTCTGCTTCGTCTAGAATTTTAGTCAAATCTTCTTTGGCTATTATATGTCTAGCTTCATCAGCAGAACAACCTAGTTTAGACTTTGTTTTGAAAATTCTATCTGATTGATCCATAATAAGCCTATAAAGTTGGAGCGGATGGGGGTAATCGAAACCCCTCTACACGGTTTGGAAGACCGGTGACCAACCTCTGGTTCACCCGCATTAAACAATTTTTAATTCAACAACTTCTAATTCCCCGACATATTCATTTCCAGGAGAATCAAATCCAGCATTGTACCACTTCGTATTAGTGTTAGCTACATATTCTGCTTGAATTTTATCGGTGGTAACCCACACATTTTCACCAAAACAAAGACAAAATTCTACATCAGTACAAAAATCACCATCTGAATTAGAAGAAGTGTAAAATCCCATCAGTCGATTTTCTTTCTTGTGTCTCAAAGCATAATACATAATAAATCTCCTTTTAATGGTGGGCCTGATAGGATTCGAACCTACGACAACTCGCTTATGAGGCGAACGCTCTACCACTGAACTACAAGCCCTTAACTGGTCCGGAATGAGTGAATCGAACACCCTTGATCTAGTTCCCAAAACTAGTGGTCAGCCAATGACCCAATCCCGGATAAACTTTTGGCGCCCTATACGGAGATTCGAACCCGCAGCAACTTGATCGACAATCAAGCTCCATTCCCAGATGGACCATAGGGCATAAATTGTATATTAGTTATATTTGATCAACTTTTATTTTAAACTCTGTCCAAAGTTCGTTCAATGCTTCTGTTAATACAACATCGTTCAATGGCACACCGCTTAGATCGGCTTCAATACTTGTACCTTTGTAATGATTCTTTCGGAACCCGTCCGAGAACATATATATAGTCACACCGTTATTGAAGTCAAACACCCAAACACCTGGACTGTTTTCGCATTCCCTTAAAACAGAGTTTGGTTTACCAAAAACAACCCCGGGTAGAAATCCTGAAATATTATATTTAAAATCCTCAATATTGTCAATTAACGACATTGACTGGAACATCTTGGTTGCTTTAGAAAAATCACCTTGATACATCAGGTTCATTATAGGACTTGACTTTACATCCGACAATTTTTTGAAGTTGAATTTACCGGGTCTTTGAACAAAGCTCATAATAAACCTCCATATCAAATTATGGCTCCGGGAGGAAGGATCGAACTTCCGCTAATTTCTTAGGCCTCTGGTTAACAGCCAGGCGCATTGCCACTCTGCCACCCCGGAATAATTACGTTACGTCTACGGAATCGAACCGTTTTTTGTGTTGTAACACTTATGGCCCACCACCTGGTAGCTACTACAGGCTAGACGCAAATCTAAATTCGTTTCTCTTGACTACGAATACAGTATAACAGGTATGTTCCGAGAAGTCAAGCATTATTATCATTTTTGGTGTGCCGCCCCGGATTCGAACCGGGAACTTACGATTTAAAAGACCGTTACTCTAACCTATTGAGTTAGCGGCACATACTTCGATATTTCAAACCAAGTAATTTTTTGTTATTTCGTCTGTATTAATACCAGCTTTTTTACAGTCAGTAAGAACTTTTTCAAATTCTGCCCTTGCTAAAGCACGACCATTAGCTTCTTCTCTCCACATTCCGCCTTCTGCGGCATTGTAGAAGCTCAAATCACAAGCTGCTTTCTTCAGACGTTCAATTAATTTTTCCATAATACATCTCCTTAAAATTGGTGGACCAGACGGGGGTTCGAACCCCGGACTCTTGG